CCCGTTATTTAGGGTTGGTTTTTTCTTTGTCTGGATATTCGTAAATAAGGGTATTGAATAAGTCTACATTTTTATAGTAACTATCAATAATCTTATTGGCCTTGTTTTTGTCTTTGTAGTTTAAATCAATTTTATCTACTTGGTTTGCCTCAGTAGTTTTAGAAATTTCCTTCAATGGCGGCTTATCTCCTGTTAAGAAGTAGTCTATATCTCCAATAGAAAATCCACTTTGATTTAATGCATTCTCAATATCAGTATCACTAACACCTAGTTTTCTGGCTCCTTTTATGTTTAATAAAACTTGATCCGAAACTTTTTTATTAACATCATTATACTTTTCAATAAGCTTTCCAATTTGTTCTTCATCCAACTCATTAGTAGATTTTAGCTTTCTGGATATATTTGTTCTTACATCATTGTATTTCTCCTTTAGATCAAATCCTACGGAACTCATACCTGAAGCATAGTTTATTGTAGAAAATCTAAAACCAAGTAAACCCATTATAGCATCACGATTATTGTATTCTCTACCATAAGAAGTGAATTTATCTCCAAAGAAATCAGGATTAATGTCGTTGGCTCTCATAAATTCTGTTATGTTTGCATAAACTCCTGGACCTGCATTTTTAAGGTAGTGTTGAACTATCTTTTCTGGATCACTAAACACTCCGGTTCCTAAACTTTCTCCTTCATATATCTTCTTACTGTATTGGTCTTTGTTTGATATTAACTCATTAACTGTTTTGTATGAAATATCCAATCCAATATAAGGTGTAAATAATTCATCTGCAGAAATTTTCATCTTATCATTAAAGCTTCTTCCTGCCCTATCTTCTAATAATGCTCTTAATGGCTTCAACCAAACCTCCGCAGGAAACAATGCGGTACCATCCATAAATGTAGGTTGACCATGTTTGTCTTTACCAGTGTAAATAAGTTTAGCGTTTTTCTGCCAATCAGGAAGCATATTTCTAAGAGTATCATCATCCTCATCATCGAATCCAATCATATTTCTTGTTATCATACCAATGACTCCAAGTGATGCACTAGCTACAAATAATCCTGCAGCTTGCTGCATTGCCATTTTATTTCTACCAGAATCTATATCTTCTTTAATGAATCTTAAAGTATTTGCCGTAGTTCTTAAAACCTCATATGGAAATGAAACGAATGTACCAACAAAAGGAACTCTTCTCAACCTTTGAACATTTTTAGGAAGCATACTGTATGTAGGAAATGTGCTTGTCATTCTTTCTGCTGCCTTAGCTTCTGATTGCATTTCAGTCATTCCGCTACTCATGTACCTTTGCTTGTAGGTGTAAAATCCTATTACTTTATAATAGTCATCACCAAGAGCATATATTTTTTTAACAACATCAAAACTTTTAGTGAATACATTTTTACTAACCATCCTATCAATTTCATTACTGAAATCATTGATAGTTTCTATTACTTCTTGCGACATGCCTCCGTCACCCAAAATACCTAGTTGGTGTAATTTATAAAGTTCGGCCTTTAGTTCTTTTCTAGTCTTTTTAGTTCCCCATGCTAACTTTAAAGCCTTGGCCGCAAGTTTTGGATTGGCTCCTGGCATAAATCCTGCATTTATCCCTAAGAAAACACCGCTATAAAAGTTTCTAGCCGCAGTAGTTGGACTTAAAACAGTCTTTCCTAGCTTAGTGAATCCAGAAAACATTACAAAAGCCTTGTATACATCGTCTGTAATAGCTTCTAGCGGCTGTAAATCTTGTATTGAGTTATATAGTTCATTAGAAACATATATACCGCTTAAACCTTGCCATCCTTCTGAATCAGAAGTTAGTTTTGTATATCCTTCTTGAGCTTCGTATGTCCCTAGTCCAGAATCTAGCAATTCGGCGGCCATTGTTTCTTGATATTCCAAACTAGCAATATAGCTGCTTATTTTAAAAACAGTATTTACATAATTTGCCACAGGATCTTTAGACTCTCCTAATAGTTCACGTATTGGTTCTGGAATATCTTTTCTCTTTTTTAAGAATGGAGAATCTGCGCGTCCACTTGTTGCTTGTGTAGCGAAGTCTCCTTTAACTTTTAAATCGTCTAGGTATTCAAACAGTTGTCTTTTGGCAGCTTTCTCGTCTAATTTTCCTTCGCTTTCTTCTATAATAAAATCTACAGCCTTTTTAATTCTGTTTCTACCTTCTGCATTTACGTTTTTACTCGTAAGATTGTTAAGGTATTTTTTATCTTTAAAAGCTTGGTATGATCGATACAAGTAAACTCCCTTGTTAGCTTCTATAGTATCTATAAGGTTTTGTATTCTCTCTATAGAATTATCAATGCTTGTTTGGGCAATAGAACTTGATTTATAGCTTTTCTTTTTAGCTTCTAATGCTGTTATTTTATCAGCCAATCTAGTGTTTAGTTGTTCGGATAATGTATCTACTCTTGTTCTTAACGCATCTAAACTATTAATTTGTTCGTCATTTAAAAAAGAAATATCCGCATCTTTATTACCAGACATGTATTCGTTAATAGATTTTATGTTCTCTTTAAAGTCTTTTTTTGACTTCTTAAGTACATCTTTACCTATTTTATTTAATACACCTATCTCGTATTCTAAAGCAGTTGTTATTGCGCTAGTTTCTCTTCCTAGAGATCGAATGATGTTTGCAACTTCTTTTGTTGCTCCGGCATTACTTTTAAATGATTGGTTCCATAATCTTTTAAATTTGGCTCTAAATTCATTTAATTGTCGTACTGGGCCACCTTTACTTAGTGCTAAATCTCTGTTGTCTTTAGATTTTGAAGTTATACCTTGCGCCTGAATCTCGTTATCTACTTCTTCTTTGGTTTCTGACTTTGATTCTGTTTCTTTTTTTCCTGAAAGTTCTTGAACGCTTGCAGCCTCAGCCTCTCTGATCTCGACATCTTGTTGTCCTTCTTGTTTTCCATATTGCTCTTCTAAATATTCAATTGCTTCTTTATCTGATAACTCACTTAAAAAATCGTCCTCAGCTTCAATAGATTCTAAAACAGCGAAATCTTCTTGGCTAAGTGAGTTTTTAAATGCGTCCAACTCCGCTTGTTGCGCTTCTACTTCTTTTTCGTTTCTTAATTCAACTATTTTTTGACGCACATCGTCAATACTACCGTTTTCTCTAACAATAGATTCTAATTCGTCTCTTATTTCTTGTTGGTCTATATCGCTTAATCCAGAACTTTCGGCAATTATTTCTGAAGCTCGTTCAATAGTTGGTAAATCTGATTCTTTATTAAATCCTGCTGCCCATTTACCTCCTCTAGATCCTTGTCCTTGTGATTTAGCGTCATTTAATTTAACTCTTCCTCCGTCGGCCATGTATTTTAATGCCGCTTCATAAGGAGTTGTAGGTTCAAATGTAGAAACTGCTTCGTTTGTTGCAGCATTGTTTTCGTCTCTTATGGCGTTTTCAGTTTTAGAACCAATAGCTTCTGCTTCTATTCTGGAATAGTTTGCATTCTTAACTGGCTTTAATCCTTTTGGATTTTGTTTAGATACCTTAACCTTTCTATTTACAAATTTAGGAACATCTCTACCGTCCTTAGCACTTTTAATAGACGATACTTGTCCGTTGCTTCCGTATTCAACATCAAATTCACCCTTTACACCTTTTGGCGAGATTCTTTTTGTTGTAATTTCGCTTGCCGCAGGTTCACTGGCGGGTTGTACTTCGTTATCTGTTTCTTCTTGGATATTTGTGTTATCTCTAGTTCTAACAGATTCATCAGTAGCACTAGTTTCTTCTGGTATGGTTTCATTGTTTATTTTAGGATTTATAGAGTTCCATTTTTCTCTTGAAACAATTTTTTTTCCACTTTTATCAATGTTGTTTTTATTCTCTAATTTTAACTGAGACTCCCTTTTTCTTATTTTTTTATTTATTTCTTTTATTTCAATGTCATTACCATTAGCATTGTATAAATCTTGATTTAATTGATTATACTCTTTGTCATTATCCCTTATTTTAATGTAATTTCTTTGAACTTCATCTTCTGAGATATACTTATCCAACTCTACTTTTTCGTATTTTTCTTGACTTTCAGGTGTTGTTTCTTCCACCTTTGGCTTTTCTGTTTCCGCGGTGTTCTCTTCTGTTTTGGCATCTGGTTCTTTATTTAAGATTTCCTCTTTAATAGTTTCGTCTGCTTCAATCTTCTCTGAAAAATCCTCTATCAGTTTTTCTTTAGCCTCTACAGATATTTTATCAGATTCGTTAATATCTACAATAGATTTTTTAGATTCAGTAATCTTACTGTCTATTTCTGCTATTTTTTCTCTATCCGCATCAGATAATTTGTTTACCACATCTGCAGTATTTTTAATTATCTCAAAATTCTCCTTTGTAGCCTTGTCAATAGATGATAAAATAGCTTCTCTTTCAAAATCAGTAAATTCAGATCCGCTATCCAATTGCTCTTGCATTTTAGATATGGTTTCTAAATTCTCTTTTACTCTTGATTTCTTTTGTCTTGTATGATATGCGCCCATTGCATCACCGACTACGGTAGGAATAGTATTCATTAAACCTACAGTAATACCAGTTTTTGCTATTGTATTCGCTAAATCTGATCCAATTTTAACGTCTTTTTTGTCAAGTCCATAATAATCGGCTATTTGCCCACCAAGTAGCGCTACCGTTTCTTCTGTAAGTTCTAAAGCAATAGGTTTTAAGAATTTAGATATACCTTTTTCAATGGCTTTCTTACCTCCTTGTTGAATACCTGCTTTTAATGCCCTAGCACCCTTCATCATAGCATATCTATCGACTAAAGCTCCTGCTGTATCGAATAATGCGCTTGAAGCACTCGCAGCTAGTATTTGACTTTTGGAGTATTTTTTACCGTCTTTAGTTATCTCTCGCTCTAGTTCTGATTGCTTACCTCCAAAAGAAGATGATCCTAAATACATAATACCGCCTGTTCCACTTGCTGCAGCAACCAATGGGATAGATTGTTCTCCTAATGTCTCCACGAAAAATTCTCCAAAATCCTCGTAAGACTTTACATCGTTTATTGATTTAGATTTTCTAATACCAGATTGCTCTTCGTCTACAATATCAAGAGTTTCATTAATTTTATTGTCTATTGTTTGAGCTACCGGTTTAAGTGCGTCCGGAAATAAGTTTGTTGCTGTTTTGGTCACACCTAAAAGTCCTTTAGTTCCCTGAAGTCCTATTGATTTTTTAGTGCTCTCCCATAGCCCCCAATTAGTTTTGAATAAATCCAATTCTTCGTTGAATCCTTGTAAGTCTTCTTGTGATTTTTCATAATCAGAAATATTTAGATTCATCTTAGCTCCTAGACTATCTTTTTGGTACTTTAGTTCGTCTAATTTTGCGTAAGCCTGAACATTTGGCTGCTCTCCTTTTTCTAATGCCGACCATATTCCTTGAGAAATAGCGTTCATTTCTTGGTCAATAGCATTACGTTGCTCGTCGTACTTATTATTGTCCCATATTCTGGACTTGTTTTCAGTATTTAATTTTTCTATCTTACTGTATTCTTGTCTTTGTAAATCAGTAAGTTCTTCTTTTGATAATGTTTCAAAAAACTCTTCTTTATTTCTGTTTATAGCTTCTTTTTCTAGGTCTTCTTTTGATTTGCCTGTTTCAAATGCAGAAGAGCCGCTAATACCAAATAGTTTTGCGGCAAAAGAATTTTTAAACTTATCAGTTCGTTCTTGTGTTTTTAAAGAGTTGTCTATTTCATATAATTGGTCGTCTCTTAATTCAGACGCTTTGGTGTATCTATCGTACAAGTCATTTTTTTCCTGTTTCTCAGGATTCAATGGCTCTGTTCTTAATAACTCAAATGGATCATTACTTTGTGCACCATCCGAAGAACCAACTTCTGGAACTGGTCCCGAAACCGATTGCTGATTTTGAGAAGTAGATTCTGAAACGTCTTTTTTTTTAATGAAGATGTTATTTTAGTCTCAAACTCGTCGTAAGAACCTAAAGAATATTCTGATCCAACACCTTCGTAAAAAGCTTTTCTTTTACTTGGATCTTGAAGTTTAGTCTCAAACTCTTCATACGTTCCTAAATCATAATCCTTAGAAACTGCATCGTATAAAACTTTTGATTTATTTGGAGGTGTTGGTTGCAACATAATTAAAATCCGTTAATTGTTTTTTTGTTTGTAGAAGTATTTTTAGGAACTTCTTCTTTGTAAATCTTACCTTTAAGAGACTCTATAGTTTCTCCCATTTCCGAAGCTACTTTTGCTTCATCTTCTTTAGGTACTACTACTGCTTTTCTTTCGTTTTGACCTGGTATAACAACTCGTGCTCCACCTTTTCCGTCTCTTTTCGCTGACCTTAATTCTCTTGTAGCGTCCGCGTCTCCGCTTGAAGCTCTAGCTTCTAATGCAGAATAATCCTGACTAGTCATTGACTTGTACTTAGGGACAACAACATCTAAAACCATGTTACCATCCTTGTTGTATGTCGCATTTTGAACTTCCGCATTACTTAACACCTCTGATCCGTCTCTTATTGCATCTAAAGACACGCCTGACACTCCAAGGCTATTAACTTTGTTTGGATCAATCTTGTTTGCAGAAAGGTTCCAAGTCTCATTAGTAGGTGTAACCGGTTCTGTAATTTTTGGTTGCTTATTACCTTCTTTTTGTCTATCTAAATTTAATCTTCCTGCTGAATTTATCGCGCTATAGTCTACTTCTTTTTTCCTAGTTCGACTTACGTATGTTTCCATTTTTTGTTTGAAACCATCTAATACCGCAGTAATAGTTTCTTCTTTATCCGGATCTAATCCTAAATCTTGCGCAAAAGATTTTCCTTCACTTGTTAATCCTCCCCCTGGAGAAACCATAATGGATTTTGCTTTTTCACTAAGTGTTCCTTCTAGTGGTCCTATTATAGTGTCTGTTACATATCCAGATTCAGAAACATCTTCGTTTTTACCTAATTCTTCTGCTGCTCCTTTTGCTAGTCCGTCAATGTCAAAGTTAGGGTCGAATGTAAATCCACTTACTCCTTTGGTTATTTCGTCGAAACTTTCCATTCCAAGTAAATCGTTTTTACCATCACCGTCTTTATCTACATAAGCAAGCATTAACCTTCCATTGTCATCAAAACCAGACTGCATTGAAGAATACCCGTTTTGAAATGCTTTTTGAAACGCTTTTACTTTATCATTGTTTTTAATGTTCCCTGACTCTAATTGCTTAGATACCTCTTGGTTTCTAGCTGATATTGCATCAGAAAAAGGCTTTATATTATCTACCGTAGAATTTAAGTTGTTAATTCTATCTACTAGTTTTATGTAGTTTTCACTTCCAGGTGGAGTTTTATCTAGCTCTTGCATTGCATCGAATCTTAAATCCGCTGCTTTCTGTATTGTTCTAGCTTGAAATTCTGTTAAACTCTGAGATCCAGTTTCCCAATTATTTAAAGGTTTGATGTATTTATCATACCTAGCTATTTTTTCTTTGTTTTTATCTTGCTCACGCTTATAGGCCTCGTTATCTTTTAAACGATCTTCTTCTCTTCTACGTGCTGCATCTTGGTTCCAATACTTAATGTCTTCGGAAACCCCGTCACCAAGACCTCTTGATTGAATGTGTGCTGCGTTATTTCCTTGTGCTGCCATTTTAAACTATGCCTCTTGTTAAGTATGATTTGTAAAGTTCTTCTTCCTGCTTCATTTGTTGGTACCTTTGAAGACCAGATAAGTTACCTGTGATATTTGTGTTTCCATAAACTATTCCAGAACTAGGTGTTAATGCTTTTACAGAATCAAGTAAACCACCTGCATTAGCACTCTCGCTTTCCATATTAGCAGCAACTAAAGATCCGGCATTACCAATACCTCTGATTCCGCTAAATGTGTTTTCTTGACCAGTTTGCCTAAGTTGACCTATGCCCTGAAGTTCTTGATTATCTCTAGCTTCTTGCATTCCCTGAATACGTTGATTATCCTGAGCGACTAATCTGTTTCTGTTTTGAACTTGGTTGTCTAGGTATAATTGTGATTCTCTATTTTGAGAATTTGTTTGGGAGGCTATCTTTGGAATCGCTCCGAAAACACCTCTTATTCCTGCATTTCTTGAAGCATCGACTAATGAAGCTGAAGTTCTTCCGGATTCTTCGCGCATTAAATTAGATCCAATGGTAGAAATACCTTGGTCTTCATATACGTTTTCTAATTCTTGTCTTTCAAAATTAGCTTCTGCTTCTTTTGCTTCTTTGGTTTGTTTGATTCCTTGAAATAATTGGAAGCCTCCTTGTGCTGCTCCTATTCCTCCGGCAATCAAAGCTGCGGTACCTACGGCCATGATTTTTGTATTTTAAATGTACTTAGTACAAAGTTAAGTATAAATTTTAATTATACTAATGTATTATGTAATAGATATTTAGTATTGTTATATTAATTTTAATATTGTAGGTTTGTGTCAAACTAAAAACAATCAGTTATCATGAAGAAATCAATTTTATTATTAGGAGCTTTGTTCGTCTTATTATTTACGATAACACCTACAGGCGTAGATGCTCAAACGAAGGACCCAGACACAAGAAGGATATGCAGAACTGTAGAGGTTGAGAATAGTTTTTTATGGATATTTTCATATACAACTGTAGAAACTAGATGTTCTCATCAATATACTTACGAAGAGAACTAAAACAAATTAGCTAGTCTATTAATTTAGACTAGCTTTTTTTAAACTAAATATCATAAATAAATTATGAGGCTAACAGGTAAGTGTAAAGGGTAAATTATGAAACAATATTTAGTTTTTTTTGGATCAAAATATTACCCTTCTGGCGGAATGGGTGACTTTCTAGGCGACTTCGACACCATAGACGAATGTGTTGAGGCTATAAAGTCTAAAATAAAGGAACATTTTAATCCTGACTATGAAGATGAAGAAGAACATATTAAATATCAATGGAGTTGTAGTTGGTCTCACATATATGATTCAGTAAATAAGGAAGAGGTTTGGTCTAAATAAAACAAACAATATGAAAAATAAATTAATTGCGATTGAATTGATTTTAATATTGATAATGGTTTTATCTGTTTTAACCATCAATGTGATTGTTTTTTTAGCTGCATTTTCTTTAAGTATGTTGTCATTAATAATTAGAAACTAAACAATCTTAATCATCTCCATAGTATTTGAGCTACCTACATTAAAACCAGAATCTTCAAATGATTTAATTAGGTTTTGATTTTTAACGCTAGTAAATACGTATTTCTTACCTATAAATTTACCTAATTCAGAAAGCTTATTAATCAACATAACAAGGGCGTCCTTTCGGATACCTCTGTCTTTTATGTCAAAATTTGCAACAATGTATTCAATCATTGCTCCGTTCTTAATCGTTGTGTCAATTATGAATCCTGCGCAAATATTAACTCCTTCCATGTGCACCATAACTCCTTGAAGTTCTCCGTTAACCGTTGGTAAATCATCGAAGCTAGGCGGTGGAAATCTGTTTGCCTTCCAAAAACCTACTAAAGTTTCGTAATCTGAATTTTCTAATAATCTTGTTTTCATTACACGTAGCTTTTAATTGCAGTACTTTCAATTGCGAATAACTCTACAGCTTCGGTATCTGTGTTTTCTAATTCAACCTCCATGTAGTAACCGCGTATTTCACCGCCTTCAATTCTTGAATCTTTTTTAGCGAAACAAAAATATCCGTTAACAGGGGTAGTGGTGAATGTGTCTATTGTTAATATTCCGTTTGCATTATCTATTATTTCACCAATCAGTTCGTTTTCGCTGCCGTTTATCTGATATAAGTTGTCTCCGATGTTTATAGCGTTAGATATTCCCGTAAAAGTTATATTGCTTCCAGTTATACTTTGTATAACACCTACGCCCACCGCAGAACCTCCGTTTAAATCGGTTTCGTCTTCGTTTTTGCGTAAATAAGCAAAGTGTCTTGATTCTATTGCGTTAAACTCCGACTTCTCAATTGTTGATTCTGAATAGTTAGTTTTTAAATTCCCCCTCCATGAATGATCTCCTTCTAGTATTAAGTTTTTAAAAACCTTGTCTTGACTTGGAGCCTCGTTTAAAACAGTTTTTATCTTGGAATTAAATTGCTCCCCATAGAAATTGTTTCTAGTGGAATTATCCTTGTCGTTGTGTAAATAAAGTTGGCCTTCCTTTACGCTAAAGAATCGGTTGTTTAGATTGCATAACAAACCGGGATAGAAGTCAAAGAAACTAGTCCATCCTTTATTTTTTTCTGAATATGTTATTGTCTTTGGCATGGTTTATACGTTTGATGGGCAAATTCCTGATAAGTTCCAAGCTGTACTACCTAATGGAGCAGTAACTATGATCTTCATAGTGGTAGGAGTTGCTGTTGTTTTATTAAAGGTAAGCGTTCCTTGTTTTTGGGCGTTGGTTTCTAAAGCTACATTTGAAGAATCAATAACCGCATTAGATGTGTTGCCTGTATTGTTAAATGTAGATCCATTATACGAGAATATAGGTAAATTACTATACGTGCCTATTATGTCAGTCCTTTTGCCTGGGATATAAGCAGGTTCGTTTGGGTCCAACTGGCCTCCGACATATTTAGAGTCCGCTACAATAACTCCATCATATTCTATTTGGAATCTATCTGGAATATTTAATGCATTATATGTTATTCCTGCATATCCAAGACCAGTTCCTAGAACGATTATAGCTTCGTAAATACCCTCACTTCCATTAGCTATTATTCCTGCGCTACAATCAACTCCTACCGATATATCTACTGAAACGGTGTTACTATCTTCGTTACCATCGTTTATTTTGTATGTAATAAGGTCAGTTAGGTTGTCACTTCCGTTGTGACTATATGTTATGGTCCCATTAGCATTCAAAACTGCCGTTCCGTATAAAGGTTGTGTAACAATTATTACTGTTAAATCGTCTCCATCTGGATCTGAATCATTATCTAGTACATTAATTATAACAGAATCTCCTTTGTTTACACCAACTGAATCAGCAACCGCTATTGGAGCTTCATTTTTATCTTCATAATCAAATATCAAATAAAGGTTTTCGTTTGAATTAGGTCTATTAAAAACAAAACTTCCTGTGTTGGTTTCTGAATTAGCAGATACAATGTTTTTGGTTATTGATAAGTAGTTTGCTGCCGCTAAAATAGTATTTATTTGAGCTTGAGTATAAAGTGTGCTAGATACTAAATATCCAAGTCTATTTAATTGTGCTTCGTTAAAAAATGCAGTACTTAGGGTATCTTTAAATGATTGTAATGTTATTGTCTCACCACTTGAAGGGAATTTTCCAACTCCTTCTGTTCCTGATTCTACCGTAAACTCGCTAACCGGAGCTAATTCAAAATAATGTGTACCTCCATAGTATGTTCCAGAAGCTTTTTTGAATCTGTTTATTATCGTATTTCCAATATCTCCTTCATCATTAGTAACAATTGTTATTAATTTCATAGCGGAGCCAACCGGACAATTGTTTGTTAATTGTATAGTCGCGCTATCCGTTATTGGAGTAACTGTGATTGTTGCTGTATCTACATTTAGGTTATCTCTATCGAACGTTAATACTCCGGAGCCAGTTACATTACTTAATACTGATATGTTATTATCAAACACAGCTTGTATTGTAGCGTTGCCCGAAGTAATATTGTAGTTTAAGGAAACTTCTCCTGATAAATTGTTTAGATTTAAGATATACGTAAAAGCCTCAGTAATGTCTTTTGTTATTGTGTTTCCGCAATAAGCGTTGAATACTGTTAAGTCTTCATCTTCTGTTGATAAAACATATTTTTTGTGGTATGGATCATATCCACCTAATTTTTTAGAACTAGGGTTATTAATGAATAACTCTCTAAAGAAATTTACCATTCCATAGTTTATCTCACTGGTACCGTCAATAGATAGTCTAATTGGTGTTCCCATTTTGGGATTTACATAGTAGAATCTATAAGAATCCCATGCAATACTTTCTGGATTTTCTCCACATCCGTTTTCGCCTTGGTATGGAACATATTCACCTAATATTTCAGGGGTTCCAGAAAGAACAGTATCTCCGTTAGCCATTGTAAGCAAATCTCTTCCAAATAAAACATATCCAGCTTTATCTCCCTGCCAAACAACTATATTTCTATCTCTTGTGAATAAGAATTGTATAGGTCCGTTCTGTTTTTCTAATAATTTAAAGTTTAATTGAGAAGTATTAAATACGTTCAACCCGTTCATATTAGTTTCTTCAACATATCCTTCTCCGTATGTTAAATCTGCGAACCTTCTAGTTTCTTTGTATTTTTCTATAGATGTTGCAGTAGGCTTTAAATCAATGTTTAGGAAGTTTGAGTTTGCTGCATCTTTAATCCTGAAACTTTCAACGCCATTTCCTTGCACATAACAATTAAAGAAATCTAAGTCTATAATCGCAGGTAGCGAGCTAGTTTGGTTTTGAGAATTACCTTGATGCTTACCGTCTATTATTTCAAAAGTTTGTTCGGTCTCGTAAAACTTAAAGTCTTCTGATTGTTTTGTTTCTGTTTCAAAAACAACAAGTCCTTCAACTAGTATCGCATCTATAACTACAGTTAATACAGATTGTTTTTTGCTTGCAGGACTTCCGGTATTATCTCCTTGAATAAGTATTCTTACTTCACCTCCTACTTCCTCAAAATTAATGTCAAATTCATCATCTACAGATCCTAAGTCTACAACTTCTTCTTCCCACCAATCTTTTATGTTGTCATAAGTAGACGCAACAATGTATTCTTTATTGAATTCTGGACCATTACCGTCTTCTGCGACTTTAAGGAATATGTTTATTTTACTTCCTGCCACAATTTCAATAGCATTTTCAAAAGTACCGTCTTCGCTATAGCTATTGAAGTCTTTTATTACTACTGCAGGTTTCTTTAAATCGTTATTATCGGTAGAGTTTTTCCAGGCTGTTCTTTTTGTTTCGTCACCGAAAAATGCTTCTAGTATGTTTTCGTTAATAAATTTTTCTTGCCTATTTTTCCCTGCTGATCTTACTTGGTCAATATTTATAATAGCATTTTCAGAATAAGACATATCATATCCACTAGGCTTTATTTTCATGTAAAGTCCAGATTCTTCAATAATATCGTTGTCTTCTGAATCGGTATTTCCTTCTATAAAATCTTTCTCCTTATTTACAACTTCCAACACTCTTGTTTTAAGTAAAGAGGTTATAGGTCCATTAAGATCAGATTTAACAATTAAAGTATCTCCTTCGTTAACCTTGTCTCTGTTGGCTCCTTCTAGCTTAACCCATCTATAAACACCATCTGGATAATAGACTGTAGCATATATAGTCTGATACTGTAATGCATCTGATTTTACTACTAATTTATAAGAGTCTGCCCAATAAGGAGCATTGTGATTTATGTTTATTAGCAGCTTGTTTTGTAAAGTGCTTAGTTCTTGAGGAATATAAATAGTATTATTCAAAGATGTTAGAACTGTAGATTTTCTACCCCATTTATCTTGATAAATTATACCTACTTCATATTCTCTATTCGTTTTACAACTTGATACTGTCTCTACATTGCTAAAAAATGCACTTGATCCGCTATTGAATTTAAACAATAGGTTTTCTGTATGTGTATTAGTAGGGTTATCTCCAGGATCATTAGGAGTATCATCTACGGTATAAACTAAGGTTATCGCCTTTATAGTTATTGTAGTTGTTGTGCTTCCAGATACAGAAAAAGGAATGTTACTAGATAAAGTCCATGCATCATCAACATCAATATCGTATTCAGTTATGAATTTAGCGGTCAATATGGTTCCTATAAAAAACTTAAAATCATCATTAGCGGCCAATCCTGCTGCGTTATCAAAATCTTCTGTAAGAATATACTCTAGTGTGTCTAAGTATTCACCATCGTATAATGAATTACCAAGGTCTAAGTTAAAAATAAGACGCGTATTTTGGTTTAATTCTATTGTTGGTGGTATTGTAAATGTAAAAGTAGTTTCCGTTGCTCCTATAGAGTTTGATAATTCCTCACCACTTACATCATTTGACTTCACATCTATTGTGTAGTCCATTTTAATTGAGTTGTCGTCTTCGTCTACAATATCATATCCTTCTACGTAGTTTCCTATTGTCGGTATGTTTTCTGTTAAGGTTAATGCCTTAGCTTTTCTAGGCACATTGTCAAAAGTTCTGTATAGCTCTTTCTCTGCCAAAATTTGGTAGATTTTATTGTTAGAGAATACATAGTTCTTATCTACGTCGTCAGCCCATCCCTCTTCTTCTTTATTGAATGAAGTTATAAGGTAAAGGTTATTAGAGTTGCTCTGCTTTGATATAATCTCAATATCAGTAACTTGTTTTGGTCCCGTATCAAAAGTGATTCTAGCCGCGTTAAAAGCGTTCACCATGCCTATGTTTTCCATAGACTGATAATCCATTTTGAATTTACCTGGATTAAAGTTATAGTTGGAGTATGTAGAAACAGCACTTCTTTCACCGTCTAGGTATTTGTATCTGTAGCCAAAAGACATAAATATCTCTTCCAAGTAATTGCTTTCCTCAGAAGAGTATGTAGGTGTAATTTTTGGGGCGAATTTTGGTTGCTTTTTGATTAAGAAAATATCTTCTTCTTCAAAATTGTTCTCGCCCCATGTTTTTGCTCTGGAAATATTAATGCAACAAATATTCATATTGTTGTCAGTCCACATCAATAAATCCTTTTCTGGATCTTCGCTTAGTACTTTAACAATGCCGGTTATTAAAAAATCTTCTTTTATGTTTAAAACCCTATCAACATCTTCGGTTCTAGTATCTTTAAGTACAGTACTCGAAACTTTGTTGGTTTCATCCCATTCAATTAAAAATGTTCCTGTATCAGATTTTACGAACCAATACAGATTGTCTCTAAATTCATCTTCGTATTTACCTATCTCAATAGGATTGGCACCAAAATCAATAGAAGTCAACTTTTTGTTAGACAAGGAGTTTTCTATAGCCCCAACATCCGATCCCTCTGAGTTAACAACTTCTATATTGGTTGCTTCGCGGTAGTCTCCATCCTCCAACAATCTGTTGTCGATGTCTAAATTCATTCTACCATTTACGAAAGACTTCTTCATTTTATATAATTTTGGTTGACTACGCTAGTCTAAATATTTCTCTTAAGCTGAAATTAGATTTCTGTATTTTAGCTTTATGTAATGATGATTGGTATGCTTTTTTTGCCCTTTCTTTTTCATTAGCAGGAACAGTTCTCCTTTCAGATATAATATTGAAGTAAGCCCATTGAGTTAATACTGTTTTAAGCATTTTTGGAATCTCAATTTCCTCTTCTTTTAAATTATGCAACTCTAATCCATCAGATAAATAATGAATAACAACCTCTTTATCTAGTAAGTCCGAAGAAAAAAGTATGTTCTTTTTGTCTATTACAAATTCACCATACATTGATAACTTAGAAGTGTCTAAGTTTCCTTGGCTTCCATGGAAACAAAAAGAATACTTCTTATAAGGTTTGCCGTATGCGTTTATACCGTTAGCGTTAAGCGTGTTTCCTTCGCTATCGAATAGTAAGTTGTAGTTACTGTCTTGTAAGTGGCTTATAGCTGTCGGTATATCGTTGTTTATATTTAAAGGATATAATTTGAAATCCTCTCCAACCAATGAAACCGAAACCCAATCAACATAATCTTGTTCTAAAGGAAATCTCAAAGAAGGGCCAACGGTTCTTTCTACAGCTTTTATGTTTTTCTGTACTTCATGAGTTAGCTCTTGCAGAACATCCTTAAGTTGCATTACGATTAGACTTCGTTTAGTGTTCGCTAAGTAGTTTTCTGAGTCTGTAGTTCTTAATAGCATTTGATCCACAACACTTTTTAGCGTTATAAATTGGTAGCCTCCATGAAGGTCTTCGTTTTCGTGATATGTTTGTGCTGTTTGGATCGGCATAATTATGAAGCGTTATCTTGATTGAAATCTGTATTTTCCTGAGCCATTGCTACTTGTTGAATATCTTGCTCTTTAAGGTTTATTCCAAACGACAACAAAACTCTTCTTGTAATTTCAAATTCTTCGCTTGGATGTATGTCTGCATCCGAAAAATCCGAAGCAGAAGGGTTGAACAATGCGGTTCCATTAACAACAACGTTAGTCCATTTAGGATAGTTTACTGTTCTTAGGTATGTTATCGATACGGTTTCCGTTGTTTCTGGATAAATTTTAATTGTGTTACCTACTTTAAGCAATGCAGGATATTGTGTTGTTGCTAATGTTTTTACAATATTAAATTCCTTTGAGCTTTTGCATTCTTCAAAAGAAGTTGTGCCGGCAATGGAAATTTCATCTATGTATCTATAGTTTTCAGGTAGCACATATTTGTTAGTTGAACCTGATACAAGCACTAAATCTTCCTCGTCAACCAGGTAATGGTTTACTTTTTCTCTAAATCTATCTGCTAGATTCTCTAAAAAGTTAGGCATTAAACCTCTATTCTGCTTGTTTATGAATCTACTTATGTCAGAAAAGTACTCTTCATTTCGTCCTTGTATGGCATCAAATAATGCTTTATCGAAATCAGAAGGCTTCACATTGCCCCTAACATCAGTGTTTACAAAGAATTTTACTGTGGAATATATCCTGTCAATTAAATAGGCCATGTTGTAGTATAGATAAAACTTATATTAAAAACAAAGTTAATAAAAACAATCAATACATTTTTACTATATTGTATCAAATTTTAGTATAAGTTTGTTAATATGTATTATGGATAAAGAATTAATTGCTAAGGTATTAGAGTCTATAGGTGCTAACCACGAAAAGTCAGGTGGCAAATCAGGTATTACTCCGGTTCAAGTTTCTATGCAGTTGAACATTGATTTTTCTTCTTTACGTGACATATTGAATCATTTATACGAAAATAAATTGATTAAAGTAAGAGAAGGAAATAACAGTTATTTATTATTTAAGCCATGACAAAACAAATAAAAGAAACAAAAACATTCAATCTGCTAAATAAAATGCAGCAAACTATGACCTTAAAAAAAGGTCCTGTAGAAGAAATTAGACTAGGTTGTACAATGTCAAAATTAAAATCTTTCGACTTCTGGATAAAAACCTGCAGTCCAAGAGATTTAGTTAGAAATATAGTAGAAGAAATCAATAAACAATAAGGGGAGTTATGACTATCAAGGAAAACAAAAAATTTAAATTAAGTATTTATAATGTAAGTGGCGAGCCATTCCATTGGAAGCCTGTTTATGATTCAGTAAACGATAATTATCACAGACTTAAAAATGGTAAAGATTTCAAGTTTGTAAATACTTGGTCGTTTTATATTTCAATTACAAATCGTGTTTTTTGGCTTTGGTGGTGCTTGGATTTCACTATTAAACCAGAATTGTTGAGTGGAAAAACACCTATTAGATACGTTGAGTTTGGAAAAACACATTTACAATTAATGGACTTGCCTCACGGTAATTGGAATGATAAGGATAATTAGTAAGGTACTGTATATAAACTTGTTAAAAATTAAAAATGAAAACACTAATAACCATACTAACCATTTTAACTCTAATATCCTGCGGTAAGCACGAAACACAATACGAAGAACTAAACATATCTTTTACAGTTCCTACGTTCTTAGATAAGTGCGGAGAGCCTGTAGAAGCGATACTAGTTATTAACGGTGTGTTACATCAATCAAAATTAAATGTGATCGCAGGAGGTTGGAAAATGGATGGTATATTAGTGGAAGAAGGAAAAAGTATAATAACAAAACTAGTATTAATAGACGAGCAAGGAACAGAACTATACACAGCAGTAGGATATATGGATAGATACCGATTTGATTTGATTAACGAAAGAAATCCAATGAGGGTATTGAGGTATACTAAAATAGGTATGGGAGTAGCTGTTATTTGTTTTTAAAAATTAATTAAAATGACAATAGAAAAACTGATTGCAAGCAAAACAAAAACGATGACTGATTTGGGTGGAAAGAAAACAAAAGTTCTATACCTTAGAGATGAAAGTGAAATAGAAGACTTTAAACAGCAATTAATTATAGGTGGTGTTAGCAATAGTTCTTTGCTTGAAGAATTTCGACTTAAATTGATAGGCATGGAGTGTTTCGCTGACGAATTTTACAATGAAGATGCAAAAGCTGGTTGCAAAACTATATTTGATGAGCTAAAAGACTGGATTGACAAAAAACGTGTTTAGCATTATTGCTAACGTGTTGAATATGGTAAGTATCTGACCCCCTAAAAGTTTCGGTTTAAAATAAATGTTTAATCGGCTATTCACTATATTTTGTGTTAGCCACTTTTAAAGAGCAATGGCATATACAGAACAACAGATTGAAGAAGCGATAAACAATGTAAAGCATAAAGCTCCAATAGTAAGAGAATTTAGTGGTTATATTGTGTTAGGGCAAGACGAAAGAGATTTTGCATCTAAATGCAGGAAAATAGCAAATGGTGATAGATTTGGGTTTTACACAATAGAACGAGCGTTGGCTAATTGTGGCTAACAATAGCGTATAGTTGCAAAAAGTAATAGTATAAAAAAAACAAAGCCCCAACTAAGGGGCTTTGCGCTTTCGGGAAAAAGCAAACACACATCTAAAAAACTATGCGGTTTATTGTTAATCTAGCTTAGACATAATCCAATCTAAATCGTTTTTCTTTACATTAGGAACTTCTTTCCCATTATTTAGTTCCTTATACATTTGTCTTGCCTCTTCAAGATCGTTTTGATGTTTCTCTTCGTCTGACAAAGTTACAGCTTTTGAAGCAATTACTTCGTTTACTGCTGCTCCTAAATCAGCTTCCTTCTTTTTATTGTACATCCTAGTGTTTTGTATTCCAATTTCTTGAAGTGTAATCTGTGAAATTTCCGTGTTCTCACTTAAGAAGGCACTTAATTTTCTGATAGGACTTTGACCTGCCGGAACAGTGATAATCGTTTTACCGTCTGCCCATTGAACCTGAGTCCTTGATGGATCAATCTTCAACACTCCTTTTTGAATACCAAGTGCACCCATGTACTTAACTTTGTAATCACTATCATTCATTTCGTCAATTAAAGCTTGTGGAGTTGCCTTGGCCTTTCTCTTAAGTTCTAATTTAACTTTAGCTTCCGACATTGAAATAGCATGCTCACCAATTAAAATTAAAGCGTTAGCCATTAATTCATCTTCTCCAGAAATATTGATGCGAGATAAAGCAGCTTCCTCTAACTCAAATTGCTCTAATTCTTTAATCGCTTGAAGATCTTCGTCGATTACTTCATACTCTTTATTATACCACTTGTGCTTCTTAAGTAATTCTAGTAAAGGTCTGTTATGTGCTTCAACCTCTAAAATACCATCTTCAAATACAATTGGGTTAGGTTTTTGATCTCCTTTGTAGTCTTCTACCCAAATACTATCTACCCCTTTAATATAATGAACTCTCTTTAAGGTTTTTAAACCTGATTCATTCTTTTTTTCCAACATCATTGTTTTTGTTGGAATGGAAAAACTCACTGGAGATCTCCCTTTAGTTAACCTGAATGTTACGATGTTTTTGTTTGCCATTTTTCCTCTTTGTATTAAAAAAAGCAGGAGAAATTAATCTCCTGCCTATATGTTACTATTTGATTATGCGTAGTAATCTGCGCCTGTTCTAACTACGAAATATGCATTGGCACCAACTAACATGTTAGTACATTCTGACATAAAATCAGTAATTTGATTATCGGTTCTGTGCTGAGTTCCACCTGGTCCAAATACTTTAACTTCTCTCTTACGAGCAGCGTTTCTGTAAAGGATAGATAAGTAAGGCTTGCTTACTGTGTTACCGTCACGCATTACTGAAGTCGTTCCAGAAGGAATGATTAAACAAGCAATACCTGAAGCTTTAAATTGAAGGTTACCAAGTAATGTCGGTTTATCCAATAAATCCCAAGGAGTAAAGTGGAAAGTGATACCATCGATGTAAACAGAAGCAAAACCTAATTTAATAGCCATGTCTTTGCTGTTGTTGAACATACCGTAGTTGCTTCCTGCTGCATAATGCGCATTTAAACCTGACATCATTTGTCTTAGGTAAGCTCCTTGTTCGTGGTTATGCCAGATAGTGTACTCAGTACATCCAGTTCCTTGTTGCTTGATTCTTAAAGCTACCTTAGATAACTCTTCGATATCAGTGATATACTCGTTAGCAATGTTACCGCCTTGTTCGATTTGAGGAACAAAACCTTTCATACCTGCTGCGTCACCAGAAGCTTTTCTTTCAAATAATGTGAAAGTCATTTCAACCTTGTTATCAAATAAGATACCAGTGTTTTCTACTTCATGGTTGTACCATTTTGGTCCATCAGGAGTATCAATCCAAGTATCGTGAAACATATCTGATCCTTCGATAGAATAAGTTTCTTTGATAATGTGAGAAAAGTTCTCCTTAACATCTGGATTCCATCTTTTACCTTTTTCAAAGTTTCCTGTCCCTTTAGCAAAAGAGTTAGAGAAATCACAAATAACAGAAACGGTACCTGCGAAAGAAAAAGCAACACCGTCATCCGGAGTGGCAACAAATATTTTAGAAGAAGTGATAACGGTAACTGTAGCTTGCTTGTTGATTTCACCGTCAGAAATCAAAACAATATCACCAACTCTTAAATTGTGATCTGAAGTTGAAGTAAATCCAGAAGCAAGCGCATAAGTTACGCCTTTAATAATAGTGTTTAACTGACCTTCCTCAGCCCATTGTACGCGATCATTTGCGTAAAGTTCTTCTTGACCCATTAAGCTAATAAGCTTAGTGATCTTTCCACGGCCATTAGCCATGTGTAATTTTGGCTTCAACTTTGGTACATACTTATCAGCATAAGAGCTTAAAGTAATGAATGTTGAAGCATCTGCAATTGCTCCTGCAGGTTTGTCGATAACGGAAATTCCGCTAAGGTTATTGTCTTGTAAATCGAATGCCATGATTGTCTATTAAAAATCGTTAACTGAAAATGGTATCGCACTTGTTGAAGATGTTCCTGGTATTGGAACAATTCTACCTTTCTGTTGTTCGGAAGGCATTTTAGATTTTGTACTAAAGTTCGCATTGGTTTTGTTCTTCACAGATTCTTCAATCCATTCTGCCCTAGCCTTATTCACTGCTGAACTGATTACTTTTCCCATGTTTTCTTCTTGAGCAAAGAACATTGCCTTTTGAAGTTTAGCGTAGTCTACTACACCGTCTTTTGAGAATGATTCTTGAATAAACTTATCCGTGTCTGAAGCTGCCGATAACATATTATGCTTATCTTTTTGGCTAAAGTCATAAGATATATCCATCTTAATTTCTTCTCCGTTCTCGTCAATTGTAACTTGGAAAGTAGATGCCGTGATATTATCCTGCGACTTCTGTAGTCCTTCTAAGTATTGTTCTCTTTGACGAGTCAAATTTTCGTATTGCTCTTTTGGGATATTAACTCCGTTTTCAAGTGTTACCATTTCTGGTCCTTCTTGCGAAGCTGATCTCTCAATAGGTTGCTTATATTTTTTTTGGTCTTGGATTTTATTGTTTAACCAATCTTTACCATAACCTTTTAATTTTATTAAATCAAACTTATCTAAATCCTCAGATAAATCGATATTCAATTCTTTTTCAATGAACTCTATTGCTTCACTAGATGTAAACTCACCATCAGAAAAATCTATTGCTTTCTTCTGTGCTATTTCTAGCGGAGTCATTTTAGTAAAGTCTTTATTCAATTCTGCAAAATCACTAAAACCTCTGCCAGTTTCCTTTGAATAGTTTATGAATTGAATAGCTTCATCAGATAATCCCTCTAATGGATCTACTGCTTTTTCAGGAGTTTTAAACAAATCATCTATTGATTCAATGTCTTTTCCTTTTTTCTCCTTAAAATAAGCTTTTATAGCATCGTCGTCTAATTCAATATACTTAACCTCTTCTACAACTTTTTCTTCCTTCTTAACTTCTACTTCTGGTTTTTCTTTAACCTCAGTATCAGCTTTTACTTCTGTAGTAGTTTCTTCAACTACTTCTTCTGTAACAACTTCTGGTGTTTCAACTACCTCTCCTGTAGTTTCTTCCTCAGCTTTCACTTCAGGAACTGCCGCCTCTGGTTGGGTTGCCGCGTTGTCATCTGTAAAATCAAAGTCATTTAAAAAGTTTTTCCCGATAGATTCCATACTATAAATTTTTCTTATATGAATACAAAGTTATATAAATTTTCCTTATAGTAGATATAAAATATCAATATTTTTATATTAAATAGTATATGGAACAAAAAAACCCTTCCAGATTAGGAAGGGTTTTAAACATTACGGGGAGGTATATAGAACTAAAAAAAGCTAGTACCAAAGATAATATAAATATCCGTTATATAAGCTAAAAAAGTAATTTTATTTAAAATAAGCTGATTTGCTTATTTGCCTAAACTACCAACCTTTCTGTTACCTGTTTCTTTAAATATTCTCGATAACTTACTATCCTTTACTTTTCCTAGCATAAGATTCATCATATAAACGCTACCTTCTGTTGTGAATATTATATAAACGATACAAGCTAAGAATACATACATCCATTCTCCGGACATTACCGGTTCCCATACAATTTTCACCAAAAATATTTGATTAACCATCCATACACCATTGCTCGCCCATGAAGCAAATCTGTGGTATTGGGGGTCACCGCTGTTACGTGATCTACTTGTGAATGTAAATGCCATGTTCTGAATAAAAGAAATGACTGCTAATGCTAATAATAATCCAAATGTTTCCATAGTTTCTAGTTTTTATGCGTATAAAATTGATTTTCTCCCTTTATCCGGGTCCACAATTATTGTGTTGCTTTCTGGTTGTCTCCCGACATAGCCTTTTTCTTTGTGCCACCAATCATCTGTTCCGCTTAGAGAAGGTAATCCTATTCTTTGAACGTTACCGTTTAAGTCTCTATAACTTCCTACATGCTCATGGCCGTGTATTAAAAGAAAGTGCTCTACCTCTTGGATGTTTATTCCTTGAAGTTTTGCTTCTCCTAATATCATTTTGTGTGATTCTCTTTCTAGCGTTGCTACCGATCCTAATTCGTCTCCATGTGTTGCCACAATACAAACCTTACCATATTGGTAATAAGCTCTTGCGTCGTGACATACAACTACTTCAACATCTTCATCATCTTCATAGTAAATTTCCAAGAATGATTGTATAGCTATAGAGGTTTCGTAGTCGTGATTGCCCTTTACTGGTATTAAAACCACTTTTGCTAATTGCTTATAGAAATTTATTATTTCTATTTGAAGTTTAAGGTAGTTTTTAAATTCTAGTCTCCAAAGTCCGTCAGTTGCTTGGTGTTGACCTGTTAATTTTGTAGTTGATTGGTGCATTCCATCTACATGAATGTTGTCGTTTCCAACAAATACAAAGAAGTTTTCAGGATTACCATATCTGGCTACCTCGTTAGCTAAACTCTTTACATGGTCCTTTATCCTTTTCTTGGCAATTTCCCTGTCATAAACAACTCTTCCTAAGTGGTCGTAACAAAGTTTTAAGTAGTGAGCATCAGATATTCCAATTATTGCTGAAAAAGCATAATCTAAATCGCTTATTTTCTGAATCTTAACCTTTTCTGGCTTTTCTATTTGAAACTCAGAAATCATAGCTCTTATAGATTCCAATGATGTGTTCTCGAAGTTCCACCAATTAGAAGCAGCTTTTACTGTTTCCTCCCATTCCCTCTTTTGGGTTTTTTTATACACCCTTCTTTTTAGGGTCTGAATGTTTTCTTCTACCGCTAGATCAACATCTAGTCCTAATTCAAATTCTAAATCGGTTTGACCAGGAGAAGCTTTACTAAATCCATGTATTCTAGCATAGATATAAACTGCTTTAGTGTGTATGAAGTCAAACTCCATAGCGACAATTGCTGCTGTTTCATTGCCATGTGAATACACATACTTTCTTTGAATTAAACTGTGTCTATCAAATCCACAAACATAGTTCCCGTACTCTCCTAGGTCAGTTATAATTGTTCTGTTGCTCCAATTTATAACAACATTTTCGCCCCTTGACTCTAACCCTTTTCTTTGTTCTTTTTGTTTTAAGCTGTTTTTCTTTGGTTTAGCTTTTTCTTTAGTGTCAATAATTCCACCTTCTCTAATTTTTAGGATTTTATCCCAATCATCTTCCTCGATGTAATACTCCGCTTGGTTCCGGCCTTTCATGTTTGGCTTTGGATCGAACCCTAATAGTTCTGCTTCTTCTTTTTTAAGCTTTTTCCGAATCTTCATAATGTAATGTTTAGTTTTTGTTTTAACCGATTAAACTTTCTAGGCTGAATTTTTTAGAAAAATCGATAGGACCTTTATCTTTTAATCTTTGGTCTATCATTTTACTTTGTCGAGTACTGTTCTCGATTTCTCTATCCGATTTAGCGTCTTCTTTGTATTTTGTTAAGTTTATTGTTTGTAAATTTTTGATTTGCTCTATATAAACGTCTTGTTGGAAAGATTCTTGTCTTATAGGTGCTTCAACTTGTAGTTTTTGGAAATGCTCTTTTACCCTTAATGTTGATAAGTTTCCTTCTTTTTGAAGTTCTATTTGAGCTTTCATTTGCAATAATTCTAAATCACCCTGCATTTTAACCTGTGCTGCTTCCGCATTAGATTGAGATTGCAATTTTTGTTTGTATGCATCTTCTTTCATTCGCTCTTTAATCTTACGAGTCCTTACAAACCTCATATACTCTACAGCTTGCTTCATATTACCTCTGGCAATGCGCATAATATCAGATTTTTCAGACACATCTATAGTCCCTTCGTTTAGTGCAATTCCTAAATCTTCTCTAAGTTCTGCTAGTTCTTCTTTCGAAGGTACTAATTCTACGGTAAATCCGAACTCAAAATTGCTTCTATTTTTCAAAGTTTCTAATGCGTCCACATTATGCTTACCTACAGCTTGCTCATACATCTTAATTAAATGGGATGCTTCCTTCTTTAAAGTGAAGATAGATTTAAGCCTAGAACTTATAGTTTCTGATACTCTTTTATCGAATGAAACGGCTGCATCTGCTATGTGTTTTGTTGCGGAGTTACCTGCTAACTTCATTAATTGGTTTACTCCTACAAGAGCATCCTCAGATAAAGAACCGTCCATAGCAGGGTTAATTCCTGTTGTCTCTCTGATTAAATTGTAGTAGTGTGCCCAAAGATTTAATAGGATAGTTAATGCAGAACCTTGTTGGTTACCCATTGGCCTTGCACTAGCACCGTCTTTAATACCTTCGTCACCCATCTGTATTCTTTTCTTAAGAACAACACCCTTGGCGTTTAATATGGATAAAGCCATTTTCCAATTCTCTTGCTTAGAATCCCCATCTTTCATGTCAGTAGTTAACTGTGCTAGTTGGTCAATATCTAATTCAATCAAGTCAGGCTTTAACTCAGACATTAAATGTTGCATTTTCAAGTGAACATACTGCATTTGATTAGCTATAGGAATAACATTACTCTGGAATGACCTTAATTTGTTCTTATATAATTCAGAAGCTTGTGCTATGAATGGGGGTAATACGCGATCCATATCATCGAATGTAGTGTTCTCAGACTCTTTATACCCGTAAACATACTTATCACTTCCAACTATATAGTTTCCTTCGTACCAAGTATCTAATCCTTGTTCTAGTTTACTTTTTTCAGATCCTTCAGGAACTTCATAGTTCTCGTCTCTTTTAGATACTTTTTTAAGTTTTCCTTTTCTATCGTAGTATGCTTTGTATACTTGTTTTTTATCAGATTTGAAAGTGAATCGTAGAACTTGAATTTTAAAATCAAGTAATTGGTCCATATCGCATTCATCAAAATTTGCTATTCCACTTTGAGAATTATCACCGGAGTAAGTTTTAGCAATTTCTCTACACACTATATCAGAATATCCACTTTCTCTTCGTATATCGTTGATAGTTATAGTATCTACAACACCGAAATAGTATGTATCAGAAAAATCATTCTTTTCAGTATAGCTATGTACGAAGTTTTCTGGATCAACATAAGTTGCCATAACACCGTTGTTAGGGTCAGTGTAAACTCTTGCTACTTGTAAATCAACCAATACAGCATCCTTATCAGTTTCTTTTTTGATATGGTTCCATCCGCTTACATTTTTAACGAACTTAATTAGTATTTCTTCCGCTATTTCTTGCTTTGGACGTTCTTTTATTTCAGAATAAAGAGTCATTTCTTCCTCGTCTTCTGGTATAAATCCTTGTGGCATAAGGTCAGGAAGTCCCATTGCTTTCGCTTTTTCAAACATTTCCTTGTTAGCCATGTTTTTTTTGTGGCGTAAAATGTTCTTTTCTCTTTGTAATAAAGAAAATCTATCTGCAGAACGAATGTCTAGGTTGTAGTTTTCATCAGAAATACCATTGCGAACAACATTGTTGAACTTGTTCAGAACATTTATGATAGTCCAATCCATGTTCATCCATTCCAGGTCTTCATTCTGTCTCGCAGCAATATCCTTGTATGGTTGTATTCCTTGCTCACCTCTATTGTAAAGACGCATTTCTCTAACCCAATTATGCCTAGACATAAAATCGCAGTCTTTAGTAATCATACCTCCATTAAACCATTCTTGTTGAATAGTCATGGCGTATTTTAATCCGTATTGAGGATCTAGTTTTTCGGCATAAGAGGCTAACGGGTCCGGAGTAATTCCAGAAGCAAGGGTAAATTTTCTTTCTGTTGTGTTCATGGCTTATAATCTTTTTGACATTCCACCTGAATTGTCATATTTCTGGAATGGAATAAATACTGGTTGAGGTTTTGTTGTTTCTTTTTTTACTCTTTTTTGGTTAAGCAACCTTGAAAGTGAGAATGCGATATATGCATCGTATTTCGTTCTGTTTGATGTTTCTACGTCTTTTATTTGAATAAGTGTCCTAGTGAACGGCATATCTCCTATCTTCCCTACAGCTCTATTGCTTGCGTCCCTAGCAACTCCTAGTTGGTCTTCTACAAATGCTTCCGTGGCATAAAACTGTCCTTCTCCAATTTTAGAATCTTGTTGCGGAGCTCCACCAAATTCTTTTTCTTGTGGAGTTAAATCATTATAAACTTTAAATGGATTGTTCGCACTATAATGTCTATACCCTCGGTCTTTTACGTATGCCAAAAACTGGTCGTTAGATTGCTCTGCTAAAAATGGCATTGAGAAATAAACGGAGCACATAATTACGTCCTCAAAGAATAGCTTAACTTTCTTTGGTCTGTCTATGTATTCTAAAAACATTAAGTCGTTAGGGAAGTTATCTGCTGTATTTGTTTTAGTGGTACCAATAATACTACCCTTAGAACCTCTACCATCGGCATTAATACTTCTGTTATACGGATCGACTCCGAAACCTCCTATATGTTCTGCTAAAGGAGCTTTGCCAAGGGATCCGTTTTTATACTTTTCTTCATGCTTGTTTCTATACTCTATTGGTGGGTGACATCCTTTTTTTATAAAGAATCTTCCATTTTCTGGATCTGGCCTCCATACAACTTCTGTATCTTTAATACCGTCTTTCCATGTAAAGTTTCCGCGCTCTAAGTCATCGTTACCTAAAAAATCTCTTTCAATAGTCCATCTGTCATTTAACTCAAATTCACAGTGTTCCATTTGCTCTAAAATCTTAGGTAGATTAAATTCACAATCGTTACTTGCATCCCTGAACGCATCCTTTATAGTGTCGGGAAACTGTCTTCTTTGTTCGTTATACTTTTCAGGATCACCTTTTAATGCTTCTTCTTCGTTTCTTAACCAAGATTCTGAACCAATAGATACAATGGTTCCTTCGTCTGTTTTAATTGGCTTCTCTGGATCTTTAATAATACTAAATCCATACTCGTCAAACATTCCTTCTAAACAGAATTTTGCAGGTATAAATATTCTGTATAGTCCAGATTTTGTTTGTCCGTTAGGGTTTCTATCAAGTAAATCGCTAGTGTCCCATACTTTTTTGTATTCTCCACCACCTTTTTTTAGTGAGTTTACAGTAGAAACTACCATAGATTTTCCAGTAATCTTAACTCCTTTACGGTGAGAAGTTTTTACAATTGACCAATATTCGCTAAATTTTACATCTGGTGGGTACTTACCGCTTTCATCTAGTATGGATCTGAATATCGCATCCCCATCCATCGAGTTCATATCGGTATTGTGCCAAGAAATATAAGTGCTTAACCCTTCGTTAGTACTTACGTCTCCGCGGCCTCTTCTTTTCGTTGGTTCCTCAAATACTAGTTCTTTCTTTGGAGTGTTGGTACCATCAGTAACAGGTTTAAAGAATGCCGGCAATCTCTTAAAAGCGGTTACAAGTCTTCTAAATATCTTCTTTGCATCATCCCCTTTTTTAGAAATCATACCTAAAATCTTGTCTTCGGTAATAGTTCCTGATTCTAAGAACTCAAATATCCCAAGTAGTGTTGCTCCCATACGTCTATTCTTAACGTACTGCATTCCATAACATCTTGAATCGGCTTTACAAGCCTCCCAAAATATCATTAACTCGTTTTGTATTATTCTAAAGTTAGGAAAATCAGTTGTTTCCTTAACCCATTGAACTCCGAAGTAATAGGTTCCTGGAACATAAACAGGATTCCCGTTTACGTATATCCAAATGCCTTCGTGTCTTTTTTTGTACTCAGTAGCAATAAAATCTTCGTGTTCGTCGAATAGATTTATCATGTATTCGTTAACCTCTTCTTCGGCCTTGTCTTTAGGAATACCGCTAGAATATATTTCAGAAACTCTTTTATCTATAGATTTGTCGGTTAATGCCGTTGGTAAATCTATTCGTTTCCATTTTTGGCTGAATGTGTTTTTGCCGTGGTTGATTATTTCTTCAGAATCAGGCTGTTGAGGTAGTCCAATTTTTAGTCCTTGGATATTGAATACTTCTCCTAATGTTCCGTCTCTTGAAATTATAACAATGTCTAAATCAGGATTATAGCCATACTCCCAAGAACGTAATTTGTTCTTGGTTAATCTTGTCTTATTATCAACAACACCCTTAACTTTTTCTCCTAGATAAAATATCATTCTTTACTTGCGTATTTTTTAGCAGGGTTTGTAATTTTCTTTTTAGTAGAAACACCCACTTCTTCTACTTCGTTTAATTCGTTTTCAAGACGATCTATTTCTTTTAAAAAGTGTATAGTATCATCAGCCGCCATTCTTCTTGCCTTAAGTACATTTACATACTTGTCCTCACTTAAATCGCTATCCACAGATTGTGTAATAACACTTCTATTGTTTTTAACCGCTACCTTCAAATCTAATATTAAATCAGGAATGTTTTCTTTGTAGTATTTTGATAACTCCTTTTCCGTACTCATTTTCTGTGTTTTAAATTGCTAATCCCAAAATATCTCTAACTCTAATTCTTACATACTCTTTATCTTCTAACCTAACATCTAAAAATAAATGTTTCTCAACATAAATAGTATCTCCTTTTTTTATTCCCATTGATTCCGCTATAGGATTTAGAATATCTACAATGTACTTACCTTCAATAGTTTTCTCCTTGTTATCTTCTGGAATATATATAAGGCTAGGTTTTTTTTCTGCCTTAACTTCCTTTATGCTTTTACATAAAATACTCTCTTCAAAACCTATCCATTCAGAATCATCAGTTTCTTTATACGCGAATATCAAAGAAGAATCAATTTTGTATAATTTTTTCTCCCTATCAATTAGATGTTGGTTTTCTAATTCACCTCCAATAACATACGATTGTTGAGACAATGCATTTACATCGATAAATAGTGTATCTCCAATCTTAACAGGGCCATCGTAGTTGTATGGAGTTTCAATTACCTTTACAATGGTATTACCTACTTGTCTTAAAGAAAACCTTCTATCTGCATGCAATTCAAGTCCGCTTTCGGTCTTATATGTTTGACTCCACTTCTCTGGTATGTGTACTATAAAATGATTTAATCCCTTCATAAAACTTATTTTAACCCTAAGAATAACCCTAAAACTATTACACCTCCCGTAGCAACTCCTTTACCAAAACCATTCCACCATTTTTTAGTGCCGGTACCTTGTTCTATGCTTATTTGCTTAGTCAGTATTTCAGTTTTAAATTCTGTTTCGGAAATGATTATTTCTTGAGCAGTTATGATTACTTTTTGATTATCGTTCTTTTTCCTTAAAAATGCATTCTCAACCTTTAGTTCAGAAATATTAAGTAAAGCGTTATACAAACTATCTCTATGAACACTAACGTAATTCTTGTCCTGCGCGAAGCAAGCTATCGAGAATAGCATCATCAGGATAACGATCATGAAGTTTTTTGATGTGTTGGATGTCTTTTCCATATTGTATTGAGTCGTTAATATCCTTATACGCGTCTAAGATAATATTTTTTTGCACCAAAATTATACTATCTTTCTCTTTTATTACATTAATGTACGATTTATCTGATACTGGATTTATTCCAAACCACCAAATTAAGGATGTAATTAGTATTGTAATTGCTATTATTGCTATCGTTTTTGTCATAACTAACAGTCTGAATTTTTAATTCGTAATTCTTTTAATCTTCCATCACAAGCTGCGGCCAATAAAAAGTCTCCTTCTTTTATTAGGATGCTTTTCAAGTCCATCACATCTTGCATTGTTCCTGTTTTGAATACTTCACCATACCATTCATCGTCTGTCATAGCATTAGTATTTAAAATCAAATATTCCCTTACTTCTATTTAACCAACCTTTAATGAATTTCCCCATTTTATAGTTGTTTTCAACTAGCCTATTATAGAACTTATTTCTTTCGATCATCAAACAGCACTCTGTTACATTGTGTATTTTTGACTTGGTAATGTTTCCAATTCTACCATCGGCATTAACACCTATACATTTTTGAAGTATCTTAATACCTCTTGATACGCCCATGTTATAGCACATATCAAAATAGTATAGCTTCGAATCCATTGGTACCAATTCTGCGTTGGCCGCCAAGTAATACTTTACAAATGCAATATACGCAGCTTCTTCTAATGTTGTGTCTTTAAAGTCATTAAAATCATCGAATAGAGCTTTGTTATAGTTGTATGCTATTCCCCAAACAGTCCATCCTCCAGAATCACCTTTAACGTTGTGAAGTTCGCCCCCACCTTCCCACTTCATCACAATAGGAAAGAACTTATTCTTGAATAGCTCAAATTCCTCTGGGTGATTTCTTACTATATTTTTATAATAATCTAAGTTCATAATAATATGTATGTTTTTATATTTTAAAATATAGCTTTATGTATACTATTTTGTTTTGGTAAAGAACATGTGAACTGCCAATGGCAATGAAGCTATTAATTCGCCTTCTCCTGTGCTGTAATATGGAGTTAAGAACCCAATCAAAAATCCAACACCTCCAACAACAACACCTATAATACTTCCGGCTTTCATCATCCTATCAATTTGTTGAGCAACTAAAGCTGTGTAGCTTATTAATATTGCCATTCCGGTAGCTATCATGTGCGCTATTTGAATAAACTCTTCTGTATGTGTTACCGGAGTAATCAATATAAGTCCAAAAAACACGCAGCTAAGTATGTCAAAGTACTTAGTTTCGCACTTCCATAGTATCACATCGTTTCTATTTAAAGCATCCTTAGAGCGTATTAAAAACGCTAATGCAATACAAAACAAAAAACCGTCCAATAATGGTGTGTATAATGTTAACGCTAGTTGTGAAAAACTAGGGGCCTTGCTTATAATGGTCATCACTATAGCTAAGATAAATGCAATTATTCCTGAAACTTTCATTCTATGTCTTTAAGTTTTAATTCTTTTTTAGTTTTTCCATATCAAAAGGAAGTCCTCCTACCACTGTATCTTTATTTAGTTCTATTCTACAAAATTTGAATACAGCTAACTCCTGAGTATCTTTCTTTACTATAAAGTATTCTCGGAACCATTCTCGATCTAAAGAGTATACAACCTTCATATCGCTTTTAGAATATCCATACGCGCTTGTAGTGTCTTGTAAATCTGAATCTTTTTTTCCTAAATAATCTATTCCTTCAAAACCAAGTCTACTTGTAAACTGTTTGTCATAATAATCATTAGTGCCTAGCATTATGAAGTAGTTCTTTCTTAAAAGCTTCTCGAAATAACTAACCTTCATATCATCAAAGGTTTTAATTGTGCTCTTTGCCTGGCTTTCGTATAGTGCCGCCTTTACTTCTGCAGTAACTCTAGCCTCTCTCTCTATGTAAAGCTTAATAGAAAGCATGGCTACAGGAACATAAACCAATACTTTGCTACGTATTATTCTTCTTACCCAAGCTTTCTGTCTCAATCTTTTTTTTGCGCAACGTAACCTGAAAGCTAAAATCCTCCTTTTATAGTTGTATCTACTTACAAATTTTGTTATTCCCAAAAAAAAGGGGGGATTTTATTGTACATTCTATGGATCTGTTTTCGGTGTATTATCTCTGCTTGATTTAGTGTCTTCTAGGAAGTATTGAATAATCAAGCATATAATAGATATTGCTATTAATGTTTTCATATCCTTACTCTTTATTGTTTAATCCAAACTTGCTAGATAAGAACATTCCTAATTTGTTTCCTAAAATACCAAAATAAGAACTTCCCCAAACTAGGAAAAATCCTAATCCAAGCAATTGCCAATCTCCACCGTCTAATCTAACCTTGTCAACGTTAGAATTAATATACCCCATAGTTACAGGTATAAACGGAAGAAAGAATAAAAATAGTCCAGGTATTCTAAAGAATAATATCCAATAGTTCTCTGCTTTTGATTGTGTTTTTTCTATTAATTTTGTCATAATTTCTATATTTAATGTCTCAAATAAATTAAAATGATACGATTGTTAATGCGGTATTTGTTCCGTCAACATTTGAATAGTTAGAGAAAGTGCTTGTTGCACTAGAATCAAATCTAAAAGCGCTAACACCAGTTTTACCAATAAATTTATTCCCCATTATACGACTGTTTGACGTCATACTTCCTTTTGTTCTCAAAAAGTATCTACTTCCATTAGTTCCCTTTGTTAAGTAAGTATTATCTAATATGTTTATGTTGTTTGTTGTTCCGCCTCCAGCGTAAAAAACACCATAGTTATTTAGGTTGTCTGTGTTGTCAAAACTTGTGAAAGTATTATTCAATATATCTACATCGCTTATTCCTCCAGTACTTCCGTATCTAAAAAATCCACCTACATAGCTTGCATTTGTTCTTAGGTCTACTGTAAATTCATTATTAGATACTTTAATGTTTCCGTTGTTAGTAGCTCCAAAACCAGTAATATTGGCATTGTAAAAAGTGTTATTAGATATTTCAACTCCATTTAAAGCGTTAAAAAATCCAAGACCTAAGCCGCCACTAGTTAATACATTTCTTTTAAACACATTTCCAAAAACAGTAAAATTCTTAACTGTTCCAAATGCGAGTAAATCAACATTTACAGGAGTTGTGTTTTCGTCTATAAACCTATTATTATAAGCTCCTGAATTTACATTGTAATCTACACTAATATCTTCTCTTCCAAATGAAACTAAAGCCGTGGGAGTTGTTATTTCTGTGTTATCACCTGCTATCATGTATAATGTGCAATTTTTTACAGTTACGTTTGAAGCAAACCCTTTAATAGCTCTTCTGGTACAATTTTTTATAGTATAATTGTCTATTGTAGCTTTAACCTCATGGTCGTACTCATCATTAGTACTATCGAAGTCAAACGCATCACCGTCGTCGCCAAATAAATCCTCTGCATATCCGTTTTTGAATACTAAATTAGCCGGTTCATCAGTTTGAACATATCTAATATAAAACAATCTTGTAACACCTTGACCATCTCCAATAACACTATTTTTTAATGACTCTAAATTATAGCCGTTAACATTGTCGGACACAAAATCTTTAAAACTTCCGTCAGTTGTTTTAATGTCTATTTGAAATGCAAAAGACTGATTTATTGAGCTGTACAAGTTTCTTACGTCTATATTTTTTAAGTTAGCATCAGAGCCGTTCATGTACATAAACTTTGAGGAATAAGATTGACCATCAAACTCAAAATTTTCAAACTCAATTCTGGCATTTACAAAGGTTAGTAAAAAACTATTGTTAGATGATGTGCTTATTATTTTACATCCCTGACCATCAAACTTATATGTTTTACCCGTAGAAAACGATTTAGACGTGTTTATTATGTACGTAGCTGTTGGACTTCCTATTACTTTTTTACCTGTATTTAATGCAGATTCAAATGCATCAGAATCATCTATTAAGTCGGTTCCATCACCTCCATGTTCTTCTATTGTTGTTGTTCCTAATAAGCCACCAGATGAATTTACTTTAGAAGCTAAACTAGCATCTAATTTAGCTTCTGTAATTGTTCCATCTTGTACATCCGCACTAGCAGAAACGTTATAAGGAATTAAACTACCGTCACTACCTACTGTACCCTCAACTGTCTGAGCGTTTAATCCTATCGAAAGGATAAAAAATAATACTATGCTAAATGTGTGTTTCATAATTACCAAGTTGTAAATGTTACTGGAGTTCTAGTCCAAGCTGTGCCGTTGTGTCTATAAATGTAATTGTCATCATACCTAATTTCCCCTAAATAACCTGTAGCACTTGAAGAAGAAGGCGCGCCACTTGTTGTTATGAAAGAATCTGCTTGCGCCCTTCCGTTTACGTCTAAATCTTGCGTTGCACTAGATTTATTTATACCTAAACCGATATAATTTAAAGTAATAGCGTAATCCACAATTGCAGGCTCTGCCCTAAATAATGTACGTCCACTTGTTGTGTTTAAAATTCTAAATCGACCATTAACTTGGTTTTCTATTTTCCAACTATTAGCGGTATTTACTAGATTTATCTCAGGCTCTCCTGCTTCCATAGACACTAGACTAAATTCAGGCGCATTGTTAGTTGCTTTGAATTGAAAGTTTGTGCCGCTATCACCTATCAATTGATTTGTATTTTCTGCTATTAAAGTTAATGGAGAATACCTATTTACACCTTCTTTTAAGTCGTTAGTACTAAAAGATTCTAAACTTCTAATTCCGTATTTATTAGTTAAACCTTGTGGTATATCATCAGTTGTGAAACCTTTCAAATCTAATTTAACAGGATTTACAAAGAAATTATTTTCTTGCTGAAACCATAAACTACCTATTAAATAATTACCCCACGAGCCAACGTCATCAGTTAAGTAACCTGCAATATATCCACCGCTTGTATTAGTTTTTTGAGGATAGCCCTTTTTAGTATCAAAAGTATAATAATCGTACAAATCTGAATCTTTATAAAATGCGTTTGCTAAAGCTGCAACTACTGACATCTTGCGCCCCTCTGAATTTAATGGAATTAATTCGTCGCTACTATTTTTATAAAAACGTGTGTCATTCCAACCTCCAAAAGCCGATGATCTATAATAATTAGTTTGCCCTTTAATTAACGATAAAAGACTTTTTTCGGTGTAACCGTCTGTTGTACTTGAACCCTCAAAAGGTAAACCTAAATACATTAGGTTTGTTTGTCCTTTCTTAACACCTTCTACTGTGCTATAATTATATAACTTATCATTAGGGTAATTATTAGTAATTGCATCCAAATGCGCTATTTCTACCATTGCGCCTATGCTAGTCCAACCGTAGTTAACGCCTTGAGTTGGTGAAGCATCAGTATTTCTTATCATTTCCCACCAAGTACCATCAGGGAAAACAGCAAATTTTAAACACATTTTAAAATAAGCTCTTACCCACTCTTCAATAACTTTGTTTTCATTTTCAATAGCAAGAATATATATAAAGCTTACAACATCCCAATTCCTATTATTAAAATGATCTTGCGTACTAACAAAATCAAACATTGTATTACCTTCTGAATCAAAAACGGTACTTGGCATAATACTGCCTGTGGCTGCTCCAAATTTAGACGCCCCGTATATTTCCCAATCTTCACCAAAATAAACATCTAAACGCTTGTCTAAAGCTTCAAACAATAATAAACTTAAATCATTTACCCATGTTTTGACTTCTTCAATTTGGCTATTACTCAAAGTTGTTTGAATACCTTCTAGCCTTTTAATTGAATGAAGCATTTTTTTAGCTTCAATACCTTGTATCCATCCTTGGTGTGTGTTATCTACTCTCTCGGGCGTTGTTACATAGTCCTGCCAAAAAGTAGTGTTTAAAGAATTATTTAAAACCGTTTGATATATCTCATTAGCTGCTAAATTTGCTAAGGTGACATCATTTGTAACTTCTGCTTTTAATGCTGCTAAATGTAAAGAATGCCTTTCATTTTGAAAAACGTATTCACTGCCTGTTTGACCTTGTTCAACTGTAGTGTAAGCCCCGAAAATTGGCCTGTACTGATCAGGATCAGAAACAAATTCTGCGCTTTTTTCGTCAATACTCAACCTATCATCATTAAAACCTGTTCCTAGTATATAGCTGTTGTTATATCTATTAACAAACTCAAGCCAAGCTTCATTTGTATAGTATTCATTTTTATAGGTTAAATCTTCACCTATAACATCATCAATTTTATTTATTTTATCATTAACTAAAGTAGATAATTTAGATTCCGTTATACTTCCGTCAACAATACTTATAGCTGTTGGCGTTCCTGTAGGGTCTATAATTTGACGTCCTGCATTCTTTAATTTAGTAGCCGCATCCATTGCGTTGTACTCCGCTAATGTGATAGGCTTAATTATAGAAGACAAAGGAACGGAAGCCGAACCATTCAGTTTTATTGAGTCGTCTGCTATTGTTATTTGCTGCGGATTAGGCTGTTTTATTTTAATAACAGTCTGCGCACTTACTCCCGATATGGTAAGTAGTAAAATCGATAATATGTAAATTGTTTTTTTCATTTTCTTATGTTAAAATCCTGCGTAAAAATAAGTTCCTGTTATTTGGATATACCCTAAACTAGTTGGTGCAGATACCGGGGTCAAAAGACCGTCCGAACCAACACTATAAACATCAATTTGAGTTCCTGCTGGATTTAAAATACCTTTCAAGTAATAGTCACCAACTCCATTCATATTCTCTATAAATACATCGAAAAAAGTTTTAAATTCTGTTTGTACGTAATAAGTTTGAAGTAATATTCTTAAATTACCACTAGGGGTACCAGATACAGTATTAGTTTCGGAACTAAGAATTATATTATTCTGTGATAATTCAGTTATCAAATCTTTTTCTTGAACTCCAGATTTAGCATATGTAGCACCTGAACCAGTATCTACTATATCGAATGACGTATAACTAGATGTAGCGCTTAAATCAACGCTATTTCCACCACTAATACTCAGTATTCCATAACCCATATCTAGGGATAGGTTTTGATTAGATGATGCATAAGTAGCATCCGCATATCCTTTAGTAATTAAAGATGTTGCTCCTGTTGATGTTATTTGTGAATTTGATAAATCAGCGGTTATACTTGAAGGGCTTAATGTTAGCTTCATTATTTCACTATCGTCTGAATTTCCTGCTATTAATCCAGATCCATAAGGGTTGACGAAAACGGTTGATTGAGTATTAGAGTTAGCTAAAGCTAATATGCCATCACTATTAACATAGAAATTACTAGAACCTAAGTCATTGCTTCCTGCTTGAAGCTTAGTAGCCAACCCATCAAAAACAGCATTACCGCTTACAGCGTTAGTATCTCCATCTATAATAGTTTGTGATACTGTTCCAGTTCCGCTTGGTTCTCCGCTATAATCATATCCGTCAGGGTCAAACTCTAAAATATAACTTTCTGAATCGCTGCCACCTAAAACGCTGATTTGTACATCTTGTGCGGTTAATGGGTCATAAGTAACTAGATTCACAGGTCTATTAATTAAGTCGTTGTAATCCTTATCCCATGCAGAATATAAAGGGTCTGTTTCTGATTGTAAAGCACTGTTTAATGTTGTTTCGTTTGCCGTTGTAAACGGGTTATCTAAAACAATGTTGTCTCCAGTCCTTGTAAACCCTGGTCCAAAAGTTAAAGGCGGACTAACAGAAGGAACATCACTTAGGCTTGTATAGCTAATTCCTAAACCTTCTACGTTAGATTTAGTTAGGTTCGGATCTGTTTCTTGTGCTGATAAGTTCTTTATAGCAAAAGCATCTAATCTGTTTGTTCCGGTAAGTGATTCTAATTTTGCTTTTATGTTGGCCGGAGTAGTTGTTGGATCGGTTTCTGTTTGTAATGCTGAATTAGCTAAAGATTCTACAGTATCTAAATTAACCGGCTGAGTAATTGAAATATTATTAAGCTTATCCTGGTCCGCAGGATCTATTCCTGAAATACCGCTAGCTAAACTTTCAAAGATTACTCCGTTCCATTTTACGTGATACCCTAAATCTGCATTGTAATAAATGTCTCCTACCTTCTTTTTGGTAAGAGCATTTAATTGCACTGTGGTTAAGTTGTCATATCCGTAACCTGTATTCTCTGGTACCAATACCTGAGAATATCCGAAAGATATAGACATCAAAATCATTATTATGGTTATTTTATTTTTCATTGTTGCGTTATATGTTGATTCGTTTTTTATCTAAAACTTCTCCTTGCTCGTCAACCAATACTCTTTTGTCTCCAACAATCTTAGTTGATACATTCATTTCTGAATCTAAAATTGTAAGTATTCTTTTACCATCTATTTTTGTGTGAGGTTTTTTAAAGAATGCTGAGTATATGCTTATTGCTAATGCTGCAGAAGAAATTATTAATACTGTTGTTGACATACCTACCTAAGTTTTACAATGAATGAAACATCTGAATCTGAAGTAGGTGGATAAACCTTAAGTGTGCAAATACATTTTGCTCCATCGTTTATTGCGGCCAAGTAAGTTTCTGGTAAATCTGGATCGTTTATTAAAACAGTCTGTCCTACTCTTGTTGCGTTATTGTAGTGTACGAAATCTAATTTTCCTGTTATGAAGTCTAATATTCCTGAAACAGAATATTGAACGGTACCTCCTGGATTAGTAGGGTGGGTTTTTGGCAAAGAGCCTAAAACAGTGCCTCCTTCGACCATTTGTGTTAAAGCGTAAATTGCTTCATCGTTGATTAATGACATTGCTATAGGTTTTTTCTATTGAATACTACAAAAGTATAAAATATATTTATATTAATAAGTGTATTTTTGTAATATAAAACTATTATATCATAAATTTCATGAAAAAAGATTTAAAATTGAAGAAAGGAGAATTATCTGATAAAGAAGCACTTGCGAATTTAAGTGAAAGTACCAGAAAAACTATTATAGCAAACAAGGCTAAAATTTCAAACAGTAGTTCTAATCCAAAACTGAAGAGGAAATACAATCGAGAAGATAAGACTGTTCTCTATAATTTTGTGGAAGGGTATAATCTGCTGCAGCATTTGATTGTTGTAAAGCCGTTTATATGCAAGCTGTATAACATCAAACATTATTCGGAACTAGAAGCATTGCTTTATTTGTTCCCTATTCAGTTTTTTACATTAGATGATTTCAGGCAACTAGGACTAAAACAACACAACCTCCATATAAAAACTATGGAGGATTTAGGATATATCGAGTTGTGTGTTAAGAAGGTGGATAGCGCAGGTAATATTTATAAGCTAACCGAAAGGTCTTTGAACGCGGTAATGGATTTCTATAAGTATCTTTCCGGAGAGAAAACAATAACTATCAAATCTGATTTAAACCCTTTTAGAAGTAGTAAGGTTTCTAGGATTGATAGAATTAGAGAAAAACTTATGCTTAAATTAAAAACAGAATCTAAGCGTAGTCCAGATAAGTTCAGGGAAAAACTTTATTAGTTTAGGTATAATGCACCGTCTAATTGTATTTTCATATTTACTTCTTCCATAGAGTGCGCGACAACAAATGATTCTCCGTTGCTTCCAACTTCTGCAAAATTATCATCATACCTCCTAACGTATGCTATTTGGTAAAACGTGCACTCTAAGTATTCACATTGGTCCATTGGAGTTATTGGATCAATGTCGTTTTCTATTCTAGTTATATCATCTTCCGGATAAATAAAAACATTTAGTGTAATCATGCATTAGTGTATAAATAGCGTTCCTACTTCTTTAACAAAGATACACTTTTTACCTTCGTGTGTGTATTCTGTAGCTTCAAATTTGTTGTAGTCGATAGTATCACCAACTTTTACATTTTCTACTTGCGATCCGATAGCTATAACCTTGGCGATATTTCTTTTAACAGAAGATTCACCAACAATGATTATTCCAGATTGTGTAGTCTCGTTATCTACTATCTCAGCAAATATTTGTTTTTTAATTGGTTTTGGATTCATATCTTATTCAAAAAGTTAAAAAGTTCTTTATTCCATCTTGCATCTTCAATTGCGTTGTGCTGTTTTGATTTGTCTTGTTTTGGAAATTTTGGATTGTTTTCTTTAACTGACTTAGCTGTTACTAAAGGACATCCAGGGATTGTTTTAGCTACAACGTTTACTGAATCACAATATTCATCTAAACATTGCTTCAGGTCATTGCAATACATAGGAAATCCTTTTGGTAAGTCAATCATCTTGCCAAATAACCAACAGAAAACCACCCAATCATAATCAGCGTAGTATGCGTAGAATACAGGAGTGGGATACCCTCTTCTTAAATCTAATTGTGATTCCTCACTCATTCTAATAGTAGTAGTCCCAATAGTTTGTACTGGTACATCATCGTAGGTGAATTTTACCACCTCATTAGATATTTCCTTATTTGTTTTGCCGTATCTATTGATTAGATATTTCATAACTTTATAAGAAAAACCTTTTTCTACAATAGTGCCTATATAGATACCCATCCTTAATGATTTAGATGATTCTGCATCAAACCTTTTCAATAATTCATCAAATATAGGTCTAAGCACATTTTCTCTAATCCAGTATTCTTTTTTATACTTATAAACACCATTAGGAACTCCAAAAATATCGTAAGAAAAGTTTAGTCCTCGCAAATCTTTTAACTGATACCTGTTCCAAGCTTCTTTGAGGTTGAAGTCTTTGGATATAGCGTAATATTCTCTTCCGTCCTCTGAAACAATTCCAATAGAAATTAAGTCTATAGTATTTGGTGTTTCTCCATAAGGTATTCCAAATATTCTTTTCTTTTGTGGCCCCTCAAGGAACTCTGTATCTAGGAAGTAATTCATATCTATTTAATTTCTTTTAAGTTAACTTCGGTTCTTGGTTTAAATCCATATATCTTTTGAATCCTTATTCTGCAAATCCTAGAATCATTAGCAAAAACTAATTTCTCCATTGCATCTAATAAATTTTTAGTAGTGTTATCTATATCTGGTTTAGTGTCTTTATATATAGTTTCTCCGTCTTCTAGTTGTTTTAGTTTTTTCTTACTCCAAGATTTTAATGGAGGAAACACAAACAGAATATCCATTTGAATAGGACTGTCAATTATTTCAAATCCTTTTGGCAATTGCTCTCTTATCTGGTCGGCTATACTTTTGGCCGCATCTTTAACGGATTTCTTTTGGTAAGATGAAACGAAGTTACCTTTTTTCCCTTTAATTATTCTGAATCTAGCAGATTGTTTTGGCGTTGGCGTCCCTAATATTATTAGTGTTAGCATTTATGTTAATTTTTTTATCCTGTTATCTATACACTTCTTGACATTTTTAGCGTAACTAGAGTCTAATCCTAAAGAATCATATTCCTTTATTTTTTTCTCATACCTAGACTGCAAAGATTCTAGCTCAGATATTCTAGATTTATTTTTATTAATCTCCACAATTAATCTACTTTAGTAAAAAATGTTTCTCTTTTTAAGTGCTCTTCTCTATTGGCGAAATAATCGTCAATTAAGTTCTCAAAGAATGGATAATCTGAAATATCTAGGCTTGCTAGTTTTGTTGTAACTCGGTCAACGGCATTCATTAGATTTTGGGAAGTCACATTATCCGCGTCATACACCTTATCGAATTGTCTTGATGCTATTCGCTCACATTCTCGATTACTCTTCTCTAGTGTGCTCTTAAAGTACTTATCGTCTTCGTAATCCACTTTAAGTTCGTCGTCTCCCTCTAATAGAAGTTGAGTAATGATAGTTCTCTTTACCATTTTTCTAGTAAGGCTAATCATTTTATCGTTATCCTCTTCCATGAACTTTTTTAATTCGTGTTCATTGATTCTAATCCAGGTACCGTCAACAATTCCTTGCTTAATTTCTCTTATGTTTTTCCTAGTGTATTTATTAGCTCTTCTTAAGTAGCAAATATCGTTTCTAGTCTCGTGTAAGAACACATTGAAAATTACACCGTTTTTATTCTTGATGTGTTGATCCAATAATTCTTCTGTTGTAAATTCTTTTTGCATTTTTCCCTTAGTTTAATTTATTATCTTAAAGCACTCTTCGCAAAATGCCAATTCACTTTCACCTAAGTATATTTCTTGGTCAGGTGGTATTGGCTTATCGCAATATGTACAATTCATTTGTTTGAAATTAAAAATAGTCTTTCCTATTAGCCAGTCAAATCGATATTTGTAGGAGTTTATGAATATATCACCTAATTAGCTCCGAACTTATGAAACAACCATACCGACAATCCAATCTACAGACAGGTAAATTTTAAATCTCCAATTAGGCTACGTATTTTTCTTACTCTCGTTGGTGATAACAAGAGTCTTGTTCATTTTTAAGTTTTGATGGAAATAACTTCCAATGCTTTCCGCATCCTTGAACTCAATGAACTGTATATTTTCTATCGGCCAGTATGAATAAACCGTATCTTTTCTTTTGAACTTAATGTAAAGTGTTAGGTCTCCGTCGTGGCCTATCCCTTTAATCTGTGAGCTATTTACAGGAATCCATTCTATCTTATTCATTTTGGCTGTTTTTTACTAGTGAATCCCATAGGTCATTTATTGATACGACCTCTTTTTCTTTATATCTTCCAAAATCCATTCCGTACATGAAGTGGTTTATGCGGTCTTTAGAATCTTCTGCGCCAAACCAAGAAGCCATAACGTCTACCAATAGTTTTACAAGTAGTGAGTTATTGTAAGGATTAACTTCTGATTTAAGCAGTATACTTGCATCCTTTGCAAACTGAATGTCCGAGTCATGCTGCTGCTGCAAAGATGACATGATAGTGGTAAAGTTTTCTTTGGATTTATTCATCTTTAACGAATTGACCATTAACCATTCTGCCTGTACGGTTTTCGATCACATCTAAAGCCGATTCTAGGCAGTCTAATGGATCTAAATCCTGAAGTCCACATTGTATTAATAAAGTAACTAATATATCTCCTATAGCATCCTTAACTTCTTCGTCAGTATATACCGATTTTCCTTTCGAGTTTTTATAACTAACAACGTCATTGTTTTTGAAGTATAAAGCCTCTTTAAGTTCCGCAACCTCTTCTTCTGTTTTAGAGTGTTGAGTTAAAGGAGTTGCCTTAGCTAAAATTCCTTTTACTGCCGCCCACTGTATAACTCTTGAATTAGCCTCTTTAAATCTATTTGTCATCTTTTCCCGATTTATTAATTTTAAAAAGACCTCCTACAGTTTCATAAGAGGTCTTTTGATTCTTACTTTACACAGCTATCTAACAACGCTTCTAACTCCGTAGAGTCTACTGCTCCTTTGTTGATATAGTTTGTAATAACTGTTATTGTTTTCTGAGTAGCTAACTTCTTAATGTCCCATTCGATCTTTTCAGGTTTAGCTACAACCTCTTCTTTGGGAGATTCTACTGTTTCTGGTTCCTTTACCTCAATCTCTTTGGTTGGAGTAACTTCTTCTTTAGCCTTAGCACTTGTTGTTAAGTCTAATTCCTCTCCGCTTGCCGGAGTCGATTTTTTTGATCTTGCCATTTTATTTATTGTTTGTGATTAATCTTTTCCTTTAATGTAAATACTAAACTTATCTCCATTCCCAAGTCTATCAACCTGACTAACAATGAAAATATCTTTTGCTCCATACGCACTATCATCAATACCTATTCCATTCGCGCGCATTTTAATGTGTAGGTCTTGCAAATTATTTATAATCTTAATCTGATCTGCATTCTGTTTTTCTAATGCCGTTATAGTTCTGTGTAGATTCAAGTAATCGTCTCCGCTTAATACTACTTGTTGAACTTTTAATTCGTGATTCATACTGTTTCCCGTTTAATTTGTAATAAGTATAAAGCAAATATAACCAAAAAAGTGGTTTATACGGGATTTGGAACAAAAAAAAGAGTAACTATTTGAAAATTCTATAGCTACTCTTTATTCAATCGTTTTTCCTTATACTCTTTGAAGTCCTCTGGCGACATATCAACCTTAGTTTTGTAGAACTTATTGATATACCTTGGGTTGATTATGAAATGGTTACGGCTAATGGTAGGTATCAATAGCTTATACTCTATAAGTTTTTCTTTACTAGACTTGTAGGAGTTGTTATTACAGAATCCTTTCATGTCTTCTTTGGTTATCCGGACCACTGCAGCTTCGTGAAACTCTCTGCTAAATTTTAGCATGGTTACTATCTTGATAAAAAATACAATGTCCTGGTAACTAATTTTTCCTTCTTCGCAGTCATTGATTAACTCTTTCATTTTAAGATCGTCAATCATAACCTTATGCCTGTAGGAACTAAAGCTGTACGTAAAATAACCGTAATGGGTATTGATACGCCTCCAACACTTGGAAGCGTACGCATCAATCTCCGCAAGCAGTTTTCTTCCGTCCATTAAGGGTTATTCTCTTTTATCAAATTCTGCAGTCTCGTCTGCTTGTCTTAGGAGCCTAGAAAATACCTCAACAAATTCTTCGTCCTGAGATAACTCGTGTCTTCCCATTGCATCGAGTATAACATGTGTTCGCTCGTGATAAAACGTGTCAACAATTGTTGATTCTGGAATAGGATTTCCTTTATAGCTATAGCTAAGATTTATTTTGTTGTCGCAAAAACTACAGTCTCCCAATGTAGAGTTGTAGCTTAACGTCTCACTATCGAACTCAACGTTTATTGTAGTGGCGAATAAATTAAAGCTTTTGGGTATCTTCATATTATTCTCTTTTATCTGTGATAGTGCTCAAGACACTCTAGTATTCTTTTTATTTTGTATTTCATGTTGTTAGCTTTAATCTACAGGAATATATCCGTATTCTGGTTTATATTGAGTTAAGTCGCAAACCTCTCTTTTTTCGATGTTTAAATAACCCATCATTCCGTTCATATCCCAATCAAGTATATTATAAACATCTTCTTTGTCTAAGTCGAAATTATGAAAGTCTTTACAGAACATTGACTTTAATTTCTTTGGCATTTGTTCTTTAGTTCTATACTCCCACCAATTAAGACGTCTAAACAAGTGTGGATATTCTCTTAGGTCAAATTTATCAGAATCAACTATGTATTCAATACAGTTTTCTCCTGTTTCATAAATATATCCTATTTCATTTTTTTGTAATGGATAAACCGCTATTACTTCAAATCTTGGCTTTAATAATTCTTTTGCTGTCATACCTTTTAATTTTTAACACATCCACCGCAATGGCTTTCGTTTAATTCAGTTTCTTTAATCTCTAATTCTTTATTTAGAGCGTTAATTTCTTTAGTCCATTTCTCCATGTAAAAGTTATTGCTTGCTAATAGCTTCTTTTGGCTTTTAATGGTTTCTAATACATTAGCGTATTCTTTAGGCTCTAGTATTACTTTGCCGTTAGATAGTAGTTTCACAATTAATCTTTTAAAATTGAATAGCAATTATCATCATTATTGTCGTCTACAATATGTTCTCCTTTATTGAAACTTTCTACAATATGTTTTATTCCCCTATTCTGACAAAATAAAGCTGTTCTATACATCATAATTGTTTTACTCATAATCTATTTATTTACTTGTTATTAAATCGTCTCCGTCTACTACCTTCTTGCAGGTCGGGCAGCTAACAAATGAAGCCTTAACTCCTATACCTCCCTTGCAATAAGGGCACTTGTATTTAGGCTTGCTAGTATTAAACCCCATTCTGTGCTTGATGTTCTCGTCTTTATATCCCATTGGTTAATCTTTTAGCCATTCTAATAATTCAGTTATTGTTGGTTTTTTAATGATTGCTCTCCTTCGTTGAACATAGCGTCATCTACACATTCTTGAAGTGTTTCTCCGTGATACATAGCTCCTGCTATCATTCTAACTCCTTTGTCATGGTGAGTTATATCAAATCCATCTCCGTACTTCTTAATTAGAAGCTCTAAATGTTTAATTTCAGCTTTCATACTTATCCTTTAACCTCTTTAGTTCAGCTAAATCATTTTTAATAATCATTTCCTCTGCCAACTCTTTAGATTTTTCCTCTCTTAATAACCTAGTATTAAAGTCTTCATCAGACTCAATAGTAATTTTTACAGGTTTAATGGTTATCTTTTCTAATCTATCGTTGTAAACAAAATGTGATAATCCTGAAAAACATACATTTGTAGCACCTTCATTTTTAGAGTTTAACAGAAAGTCAATAACTTTATCAATATCAGTTACTTTCTCAGACTCAATAACTATACTTAACTCTTCAAACTTATCATTAGTAATCTTTCTTTTTTTCATAATCCCTATTTTTTATCGATTAGTTCAGGATTCTCGTGGATGTTTCCTATTACTTCTAAGTAATTACAGTATTCTAACAATTCATCTACAGTTTCTAAATCATATTCATCTAATAAGTACTGTAAATTCCCACAATCACTATCATCCCAAAGGTCAAACAGATCGTTTCCAGTAGAAATAGCACACTTAATTCCTACTTCATCAAATTCGTCAAATAACCATTGAAGAGGTGTATTATTTGGTCCGTCTTCTATACAAAACATTCCATCCCTAAAAAAAACTTCTTCTGTAAATGTTTTTATAAATGGCTCTGTAGGTTCTGTATATGATCCATTAGGTATGTTATCTCCTGTATGTGTTTGGGTATTCATAAGCGGCTTTCTCCAAGACAGTATATCACCCTCGTAAATCTCATTCCCTTTCTTGTCTTTAAGTCCTGTGTATTGTTCTACAACCTCGTTAGTTAAGCTTTTAATCACCCCTAATCCGTCGTCATCAGTATAATTTAAAACTGTTGACAATAATGTAAAAGGCTTGGAATATCTATTAGCTGATTCATCCCATGCTCTAAATTTAATCTCTCTTGTGCTTTGCATAATCCCTAGTTTAATTAATAATTATATACCTGTACTTTTAATCCTTTACTTAAGGCTAAATCTATCATGTTTTTAGTTCCTTTACTTTTACCATCCCAAAAAGCAATTAAACCATCCGCGTATTCTGCCATTTGTTTGTTTCTAATTGGACCGGCACTCTTGCCTTTACTCCAATCTGCAGGAAACTGCTTTACAGGATAATCTTTTTCTTTAGCATATCTTTCACCAAGTAAGTCAACTCCCTTACAAGTTCCGCTAACAACCTCAACATCGATAGATTTAGATAATGTAAAATTGCATTTAAGTTTTAAGGTGTCGTAATCCTGAAAATCTCTACCTCCTGCTATTATTACTTTCATTGCTTTTTAGTTATTTTATAAACTATCTTTTTAAACGGATGAAACTTTTTACATTCTTCTATCCTTTTACTTGCCTCATCTTCATCTACAAATATTTGAGCATTATCAAAAACAATAGTTCTTGGTGGATCTCCATCCCATTCAGCTATCCAACAAGGCTTATTACTATTCACTATTTCTACTACATACATACTTTTCCCCTTTAACAAAAAAGACCTAGTACAACCCTTCCTCAGCCTTCACCCTGATTCCAAATTATATAGGTCCTTGAATATCTTTCGCCTTAATGTGAAGGTCGGCCAGACAAATATATAATAAAAGTTTTGATTCTAATATAAAAATCGTATGTAATTCCAATGTCTAACTTTCACTCAGGATGAAAGTTAGCATTTTACAGAATGTCTAAACGTCTCAGATAATGAAAGTTAGACACACCCTCAGCCCAATGAAAATATCGTAACTTATTAATAACCAGTAATATAAAGGAGAAATCCTATCTTACTTTATATAGTATAGATAGAAACTACTGATTTTAAGAATAATTAACCTATATTTACATAACGGAAGTTTAACCCAAAGAAAGGAGACCCACATCTAAAAGGTATCGATTTATAGTCGGTGCCTTTTTTTATTCCAAAAAATCTCTCGTGATAATGTTGTGGGGATGGAGTACTAGTATCGAGCGATCCCGGGCGAAAGGAAAACCCCAGATATTTACCCCACGGGGGTGCATTTCGATATGTATCCAGTCAGATTTTTGACTTTTTGCATGCTACTAATTTGTGGGTTTTGGATCGTACTAATTGTGCGTACTCCTACTAAGGGCACGTCTTTTCCCTATTAACCTACTAATTTACAGAAAGTTACGCTTCATACGTGCAATATTTGAACAACCAATGAACAACCGTGCAGTATATTCTAGCAATGGCGTACTATAATAAGGTATAAACGTCCGGATCTCACTTAGTTGTCCGGATCTGGACCACAATTTTATTTTTCTGCATGTGTTTACGTGTTAGTGACAAACAAAACCCACACATAGGCCAACCTCTAAAAACTACGACAATTACCCTTTATTTATACAGGTCTTTAAATAGTCCTATTATATAGATGCATGTAAACCACGATAAGAACCCTTGTAATGGCTTGAATTCATTGACCTATAAGAAATATCTATTGATCTTAAAATAGCTATAAAAACAAGTGATAACGATTTATTCTCTTTTATTTGTGAGAACTGTATATAATATGTACTTTAGCCATGTGTAAGGGAATAACCTCAGTGTTTATAAGGGTTGCGAGAGACACAAAGTTCATTGACATATTAAGAAGCATAAAATTAGGCAGAATCTAATACCTATATATAAGGTATAAAAAGAGATTGTTTTAGCTCGCTACTAACTGCCTAGCTAATTAAAGAGTATTAATATTAAAAAATATAATTATGGAAACACTTACATCATTAAAGCATCAAAACGAAGTAGCCAGATACATAGACAAACATTACCCAGATTGGAGTTTTTCAAACTTCAAAAAAAAGAGGTAGATGTTTGCGATAATGGAGACGTTGTATATAATAGCAATACGATTATAAAAACAAACATAAAGAGACATTAACCAAATAAATATAAAGACATGTATAAGAACGGAACTTATAAGAAGTATAGAGGTTACGGAATTACTAAAAACAGGGGTTGGTGGACCGCAGAAGCTTATGCGAATCCTACATTCCATAGTTCTAACTTATCAGACATAAAAAAACAAATTAGAAATTATCAAAACAACTAAAGACATGAATGATTATTTAAAATTTGCTGAATACCTTGAAAGTTTAGATTGCCCAGTAAATGAATTCACATTTGAGGAAGCTATATTACTAAAGGCAGACATCGATAAAATCATAATAGATAGGTTTAATTCAACAAGATAGAAGAGACGATTAACTGAAGAGTCCAGAAGGACGAAACAAGGTTTAAAAGCCTTGTCTTAATCTAAAACAAACATTTAAAACATAAATATTATGAAGACATTAAGCAGAGTATTAGAAAACACAAACAAAGTAGAGTTATTAATTAAGGTTTTATTTCTTGGAGTTATTGCGGTAACTATTGGAAGTTTAGTAATAGGATTAATTAACGGAGATTTAAACACAGATTATTTAAAATAATAGAGTTATGAAAATAGAAGTGAACAAAACAGCAGTAGAAAGAAGAATGCAAGAAGTTATTAAAGACATTCTAGATACAGCCAAAGAAACAGCAAACAAGGGATTAACAAACTTTGTATATGAGTTTAACGAAGCAGAAAGAAGAAGTTTTCCTAAATCAATTAATATGTGTATTGAGAGAGAAAGCAAAGGAACTGTAAAATGCGGCTATAGATCAGACTATTTCACAAGCGTAAGATATTACATAACAACAATTTAACCCCTCACCAATGGCACAGACAAAAACAGGCTTGACAATTATACATTCAGGAGCAAGAGTAAACGTTTATACAGCTAAAGAGCTGAAAGAATTAAACGAGAAGAACAAAATTAATACCGTTATAAGGTATTTATTAGGTAACAAATAAAAGATAAGGTTATGAAGACAACACCGGAAGGAATAGAAAAAAGTGTTATGGTATTAAATAACAGGCCTTTAAAATCATTTGAAAAGGAATATATAAAAGATGTTTTAAGCTACCCTAAAGACATTATTAATATCTACGAGGTAGAAGATAGTAACTGGAATTTAATGCAGGTCAAAAGCGGTCATTTTATATCAATACCAAAAACTAAAGATCACTGCAGCCCTTCAACATTTGGAAAACTTGAACACGTTTTAAAATACTATACAATTAAATAAGCTCACCAGAACAAAAACAAATTAATAAACATTTTAAAAGATACGATTATGACAACAGCAACAACAAGTACAGCAACAAAGGGAAGAATATTTTTAACTGATTATGCAAGCTATAACAATGGGACACAATTCGAGTTTGGGCACTGGGTAGAGTTAGACCAATTTAGCGATGCAGAAGAATTGAACGAGTATATTTTAAACCACTTCCAAGAGTGCGACGAAAAAAGTCCGTTAGACAGTCCAAGAGAAGAAATAATGATAACAGATTTTGAGGATTTTCCAAAGGCTTTTTATTCTGAAAGTATGGATTTTGAAAAATTATTTGAATACTTTGATAGGTTAGATAGTTGTGGTTTTGATGCTGATATTGTAGAAGCATTCGCAGAACTAGGAAGTTATGACATTAATGATATAGACACATTTTTTGATGCACTAGAGGAGAGCTATTCGGGTAAATACAACAGCGATGCAGAATTTGCGGAAGATATGGCAGAACAATTATGTATTGAAATACCGAATACATGGCCTCACAATTGTATTGACTGGGAAAGCGCGGCAAGCGACTTAATGTATGACTATTTAGAGAGTTACGGCCATTACTTTAGAAGTATATAAACAAAACCCACTCCTTAGATGCAAAGAGCATTTTATTGGTTCGCTACCAACTAAGGAACTAATTTTTAATATTAATAATCATGAAAGAAGAACCTAAAAAAACTATGGCAGAGCTTTTAAATATTAAAGAGCTTGAAAGGTGTGTAATTTTCCACCTAAATTTATTTGGAATAATAATCTTAAATTAAACAACATGAAAAAAAGAAACATTTTAGGCACAATTACAGGAATTTTACTACTTATATCGTCTTGTAGCTTCGCTCAATCGAAAAAACCTACATATATAGTCAACGGTGACAAGCTCGTTAAGGTAGAAACAGCCAAAACAGCAACCGAAGCAGTAAAAACTAAGTTTACTATCGATATTAAAGGAACTAGTTTTCCTGTTTTTAAAAGTTCGCGCGGTAGTTTATACATTTTACGGACCAGTAAGAAAACAGGCAAAGAGTACAAGCAGTATATTAATGTTGAAGAACCAAAAAAATAAAGATATGATACAAAAAATAAATAAGTACAACAAAAAACATGTAAAAAACAAAGGGCAATACGTTGTAAAATTTGACAGACCCGAAACGCTAAAAGATCCAATGACAGAATTTTACAAAGATCTATACAATTTAAAAGATAAAATTGGACTAGATAAAATGGTTGAAAATATGGAGGTATTTTGTAAAGGTTGGGCACTTAAAAACGAATATTTTCTTGAAATTGACGAGGAAAAAAAGTATTTAATTTTTACACACGTATCAATTTTAAATTAAAAGTATGAAGGACATAAAAATTAAAGATAGCACGGTGATTTTAACCGTGCTAATTCTTTGGGCAATAGGAATATCAATTAACATTTACGGTTTACTACTATGAAAAAGCCGACATTTAAAGACGTCTATTATTGGACTATTATTTTAATTTTATCAATATCAATCTTATTATTGTTATAACATGGAAACGACACAAAAAAAATTAGTTCCTGCATGGTGGGAACAAAATAAGTGCCTAATAACAGGCGGAACTATTAGCGGAACTTTGCCGCCTAAAAGAGATCAAAAGAAACAGCTTAAAAAAGAAACAACCTAAATAAAATACTATGTTTGGAATATTAGAAGCAATCAGAGAAATAAAGGAAGAAATACCAAGACCGAATACAAACTACCAAGTTTTAAACGGACGATGGCACATGAATAATAGAACTTTTGAAGAGCTTTCAATAAATGAAAGGGGCGCACTTGTAGAACGAATTAAAACTTTTTAACTTATGGCTCAGACTTATATCGATCACACGGAAACAGAACAAGAAATTATCATGCAGTTTGCTGACTATGTAAGCGAAAGAATGCAGAATTTAGGAATTACACAGGGCTTTATTTCTCGCGAAACGGGTATAAGTCAGGGCGATATTTCAAAGATAATCAGAGGGCTAAAACGGCCCTCTATAGTTACAGCATCAAGAATATTAAAAGCAATAAACTCAGAAATTAATTTTAACGCAAAAAGATAGGTTATGGAAAATCCAAAAATAAAAGTAAAGTTACAACATAGTCAAAAAAATTCGGCATGGAACATAATAGGCACAACACCTGGACAAAAATATAAAGTGGCTAGGATTCCGTATTATATTAATGAACAAAGCGAGATCTTAAGCACAAAAGAAAAATACGAAGCCTTAAAACATGCCGAGTTTATAGTATTTTGTTTTAATAACTCCGATAAGTTAGAGAAATTTTTTAAATAGAACCATAAAATTAAAAACCCTTACTATATTACTAGTAAGGGTTTTTTTGTGTCCTGTTTTTAAAGTTACGATGCCACAATTTTAAAATCGTTTAATTATTGTACTAAATATCTTCGCCAGGATTGCATCCATTATTATTTTTCCTCAAGTAGATCTGCATTGAAATATTTTGCCAAATTATTAACTTCCTCTTTAAATTTTTTTTCTTCCCTAAGTGTTTTACACATTATTATTTCACTACTATTTTTAGTGCACCTAACTAGTGTGTATGTAAAAAACTCATTATCTATTGAAGAAGTACACATTATATGTTTATTAAAAACCGATTCTTCGGTACTTCCTTTTTTAACTTCAAGTTTTCCGTCCTGGAATACGAAGGCACTGCCACTAATTAAATCCTTCATAAACTCTTCAGCAGCTTTTTTATTGGCCTTTGAAATCCTTGCACCATTCTTAATTTGTTCCATACTATTTATATTTTTCATCCCAAATGTTTTTTAAAATTTCTGCACTTTCTTTTTTTGTTCGTTTAACATAGTGAAGCATCATTTTTTCACTGGACCAACCACCAAGATCCGAAAGTATGTGATTAGGCACGAAGCCGTGGAGGTTACTAGCAAAGCTTCTACGTCCCGAATGCGAACTAATTAATTTATACTTTGGATAGATACCCGTAAGTTTACGCTTCGTTTCTTTATCGAATAACTTCCCTTTAATATCTTCGTCAATTTCGGCAAGCATGCATATTGTTTTGATGTGCTTATTAAAAAGCTTGTCACTAAATTTAGCCGGCAAATTACCAAAACGCTTACTAAGCACGAACTTAACCTGGTTATGCAGTGGAATTGTTACCCAACTACCAGTCTTATTTGTTTTTATACTAATATAATCTCCTTCTATGTTATCGGCCTTCAGATTATTATTAAAATCCGAAATTCTAAGGCCCGACCACAAACTAATTATAAAACTATCTCGAATGTTATCTAAAATATGATCGTGCTCCAGGTTTAAATTGAAAATTCTACTAATTTCCTCTTCGTTAAGATACGGAACCAAAATATCTCCTTCCTCTTTAGATACATAAACTCGTTCTTTAAAGCTTGGATCTGTTTTTATTCCGGTCTTCTCTGCTCTGTTTAAAAAGAATTTAACGCGACCTACTAAACGTTTCGATGTCGTAGGAGCAAACTTAGCTTCGTCACACAGATAAGTCGAGAAATCGTTTAAAACAACACTATTTACATCTTTTATACGGTATCTACTTCCTGTAGAACTGTTTTGAAAATTTTTAAAGGCCAATACGAAGGTGTCGTACTGTTGAATTGCTCTTTTTGACATGAATTTATTCTTTTCTGTCTTCCAGGTAGGTGCAATTTCCTTCAACCAATACTCACAAAAATCTAAGTAGTACACAAAATGCTCACGAACTTTGTTTCCTTTATCTTTTTCTGGACGATCAAACAGGTCCTTAACAACTTCTTCTAGCCATTGAGGATCGGTAACTTCGCCATTCATATAAGCAGTGTTATACTCGTTTAAAATATCAGATTTTAAGCGTTCAAATTTAGCCGCTTTAATCATTCTATCTTCTATTTCGTTAGATTTTTTGTAGTTCGATTTTTTATTATCCCAATGGTTTGGATTAACAAAGACTTTTGTAGGCAAGTAGAAGTTGTTCTCCCTTCCTGCAGAAAATCGAATGTTTAAATTGCAAGGGTTTTTCTTGCTTCTTGTTACTAGTCTTATTGTTGCCATTTCCCGAAGTTTTTTTTATTAAAAAGGTAAGCTATTTTCTATAATTCCGTCTGAATGAAATTTGATTCCATCAATTAAAATATGAGGCCTAAAGTTTTTAACTCCATTAAAAGATAGTTTGTTTTCTTTAGCGTAATTGGATGTAGTTTGTAATTTCAACTCTTGTGCAATTAATTGAAGTAAATTTTGCAATTCTAAAGATGTAAATTTACCATCTATTATATTTAAAGTCACTTGTTTTGCAGTAGTTTCCATAGATTCAGTTTTTTGAATTAGTTATATAACATTGTTAGGCACAATAAAAATTATGTGTCCATCTTTTTTGCAAATTCCACTAAATCCATTATTAAGGCTATTACTGCCGCAATGGCTATTGCATTACTACTATCTTCAAACATTTTTAAAAACATTTCGTTATTAATGCATTTAGATATTGCTATTATGCCAACTATCGTTATAAATCTCATAATTTTAAAAGTGCCTAACAATATGTATAAGCAATAGCTGTTAGGCGTTTTTACTATTGCAGTTGTTTAATATTTAATTTTATTTCTACTTGGTTGGTTTGTGTAGGCTACTGCTCATACACTCGTACGTTAGCGAGAATACAATTTATCTTTCGCCACCATAAAGTATTCGTTTCCTAAATGGTCTTTCATCGTTTGTGCTTCTTTAATACTTCCGTCTTTATCCAAGTAATTACCTTTTACTAAGTGTACAAATTCTTCAGGATAAGTACTCTCGCTAACAACGTGTATAGATAATTGCTCTTCAAGCCATTTAATATAGTCAGTTGTTACACTTGGTATTGTTTGGTAAGCTAATCGTATAGGGTCTTTATTCGTTTCTTTTCTAAATTGGTCTCTTAAATCTCTACTCATTTTTATAATTTTTTAGTTAATATTCACGCAACTTGCCATACATTTTAACGTTAGCAACAATAAAAAAGGGCGCTCACTGTTGTGGTTGTACGTGTTACAGTTTCGATAACCATTGTTCATGTATTTTAGTAGATATTTGCGCAGTCATTATAGGTGGTACGCTCATTCCTATTAAGTATTCAGGTCTGTTTGTTAAAAAATTATAATCCTGTGGGTAACTACCAACGCATTTAGTTTCGTAATCGCTCAAATATCTTGGCTCTTCAAATAACACGTAACAATCCTTTTTTGTTGTTAGTGTTCCACAAGGCTTATTATCATATATAAAATTCGTTCCAAATCCTGTATTTGGTTTGTTTCTAACACGTCCGTTAATACAAGAAAAATCTGCATCACCATATTGTCTTTGTCGCCATAATTCGTTATAAAATTCACTTACAGGATATTCATTATTACCCACTTCTTTAAAACTTCCAAACTTAATTATTGGTTCAAAAAACACTAAATCCAATAAAGGATATTCACTAAACATTACACTAATATTTTGTGGTAGTTTAGGTGCTAAATCCTTTCTAATTGCTATAAAGAAAACTCGTTCCCTTTTTTGTGGTATTCCCATTCTACTTGCATCTAAACAAAATTCCTGTACAACATATCCGGCTTTGTCAAAATCTGACAATATTTTTCTAACATAATCTTTCGCATCACCCATTAAAATACCTTTCACATTTTCAGCAATTACTATTTTTGGCTGTAGCTTTTCAGCAAGTTCTATAAAATCAAAGAACAAAGTATCTAACACCTGGTCGGCTTGTCCTTCTCTAAACTTCTTTTCTTTTCCCCAATCTTTTTCACGATTTCCAGCCATACTAAAACTACTGCAAGGAGGAGAGCCATCCAAAATATCTAAATCATAAAGTTCTTTGGGTAGGTCTGTTCTATCTTTAAAAGTTCGTATATCTTCAACATAAGAGTATTTAGGATTATGGTTTTCAATGTAGCAATCAGCCATTTTAGGGTCGATTTCATTCATCCCAATAACGTCAAAACCTGCAAGTTTATAACCCATTGTAGAACCACCACCGCAAGCAAAACAACTAAATACAGTTCCTTTGTCTTTTGTAAACTTTGCATCTTTCAAAGTCCATTTGTAATTAAATTTGTGTTTACTCATTCGTATTTGGTTTTTATCAAAACCACGCCCTTTTTTACAGTTGCTAACACCGTATAAAGTTAAAAGCGGGTTCTGTGTTTATATTTAATTTATTGTTTCTTAATTGTCTTTATTTATAACTTGAAAGTTTGTGCATTTTTAACCGCTTCAAACCTTATACAAGTACGTTACCTGCAATAAAAATTACTGCTTTAGTGCTATAAGTATATTTCCGTCTTTTACAACTTCATTTAGGTTATCTTCTGTAAGTGTAAAATCTCTGTACAACCTCTCTTTTATTAAATTAAGTACTTGTTTTTTACAATATAGTTTGTCATTATTAGTATGGTCTTCGACATTAACTGTATGCTTGTTAAATAAAAGTTCTATCGCATTATTAACTATTCTTGTAGTGTTTCCACGTCTTCGCGCTTTTATTATTTTTACATTACATAAGCTTGATACATAAACATCTGTTTTCATAATTCCGTAATTTATTTGTTTTAATTCAATTAGTTTGTGTTGTGTAGTTATCTATTGTATTTTTTAGAAAGGTTTTCTAACTGCTCTAATTCAATTCTTTTAATTCGGTCTTGTTGTTCTTTTTCTCGTTTCTCTTCTAGTTTCTTGTATCTCAATTCTTCATCCTTACAAGCTTTTTCATATTCCTGTTTTGTTATTAATCCTAATTCGAGCAGAGTATGTTCTGTTTCGTCTTTACCATATTGATACAAATTAACTTCTTCTTTTGTGTGGCCAAAACCTTCTGTAATATTATTCACAATAAAAACAGCAAAAGTATCGTCAGAGAATTTAATCCAAAGTTCACCACAAGACATTTTAGTATCAACTATCGTTTTACCTTTTAAATCTTTTAATTCTGTTATTTCTTTTTTCATTTTCTATTTATTAAATTTTGTTATTGTTCAATCTCTATTATCCAATCACTGAATTATCATTAGGATTTAACTTTTAATTTTTTTAATTCATTTACAGCCTCATCGGTTGTATTACATATTTTATAATCTTTATTTTTAGACCCAAAAACAACAGCATATTGCGCACCACCACATCTTAATATAGCTTCTCTATTGACAACCAAAAAAACATTTTCTTTTTTACAAACTGATGCGCCTTTTTGTTTACTTAAACCTACTTTAGTATAGTAAGTCATTATTTCGTTGTTTTTTAATCCTTTTAAATCCTTAAGTAAAGTACTCATAATTTTAGCTTTTAATTTCTGTACATATTTGTAAAGATATGTAAATATATATCCAAAAAACATACTGTGCAAGTATTTCTTTTAAAAAACGTATTCTAACTCCGGGCACGGAGCCAAAGAAGTCAATGCAGTACTGGCGGTACTTGAAGTCATTGGACCAATGAAATTTGAACAACCATTGAACAACAATTATTTTTTCATAATAAAATACACAAGTTTACAAATATTTACATATATTTGAACTCAATAATAATTTAAACTAAAAAACGTATTATGGAAAGCGCAAGAGAAAAAGCAAAAGATTTAATTCAAAAATTTGAGCAATACGAATGGGATAATGATAATGGTTACATGCCAAGCGATAATGAAACAAGAAAATCGGTGAATAAAGTTATAGATGAAATTGAATTACAAGCCGAGAATTGGGGTGTTGTTTCTGTTCGTAAATATTGGGTTGATGTTAGAAATGAAGTAAATTCAAAATTAAGATGAAAAACATAGATAAAATGCAGAGAGACTGCGACAACTTTATAAGGGAAGTAATTATATTTTGGGCAGCTATATTTGTATTCCCATTTAAAACTATTAGAATTTTAGTCTGGAAGTGGGAGATATGGATTCAAAACTATGAAACCATTATAAAAGAAAGGCATAAAATTATAAACGATTCAGTATACGGTAAAGTAAAAAACTCAAAAAAATAATATTATGAAAACAGAAAACATCAAAAAAGCGCTTGAAAGTGTGTCTGGAACAGATCTATATAGACCTTTATTTCATAAACCATTCGCTATAGGTCTTTATATTTATTCAACAAATGCATGTGCAATGCTTAGAGTTCCCAAGTATATGGTCGATGGGTATAAAATTCAGGAAGACGATTCTCTTATCCGTAAGTGTCCATCTTTTTTTAAAGAAAAATTCATTAGTTCTTTTAATATAAAGTACAGTGTTTTATCAGACATAGAAAAGATGATACCTACTGTAGATGAATATATAGAGACAAATACAGATGGAGAATGCAAAGAATGTGAAGGCAGCGGAGAAGTTGAATGGGAATTTAAAGGACACTGTAGAGATTTTGATTGCCCTGTTTGCGAAGGAGAAGGGAATATTCCTAAATCTAAAAGAACAAAATCAGGACGCAAAATTTTTGACGAAAATTCTTATATAGACATCAAATCAACTAGGTTAAGTTTCTCCAGAATATTAGAACTGAAAGCTATATGCGATTCTTTAAACATTGACTTAATTGAAGTTTCAGAAATATTAGAACCATCTAGCCCTGTATTATTTAAGATTGGCCCCTCAGAATTAATTTTAATGCCAGTAATACAAGCAAAAGAACAAAACATAATTTACACAATAAAGAACTAATTAAATAAAACGACATGAAAGACGAATTAATAAGTTTTGAAACAGCTAAACTAGCTAAAGAGAAGGGATTTAATTGGGAAACCTTACTTACATATAATAATAAAAAACTAGAAGAATATGCTTCTAATTATAACCTAGATGTAGAAAATGTAGATGAGGTTAGGCTTATACACCTATATTATAATTTTAATGGAATGGGTGGTAATTATATTTCAGCACCTACTCAAAGTTTATTACAAAGATGGTTAAGAGAAGAGTATAATTTTCACATATACATAGAACCGCACAATAACAAGTCTGGAATGGATTATACTCCATACTTAATTATAGCTAAGTATGATATTCAAGGAAGTAAATCTTTCGATTTAGAAAAAACTATTACATCTTACGAAGAAGCACTAGAAATTGCGTTACAAGAAGCTTTAAAACTAATACCGATAAACTAAATTAAAGTTTCATAATACCAATAATTTTACATATTTTTACACTTCTTTACAAATAATAACAAAACTATGAAATCAGATGAAAAACCAATAGCAGTAACGACAAAAAAAGCCTGTGAAATGCTTAATTGCAGCCGGACAACTTTCTATAAGAACTTTAAATCTAAATTAGAAGTTCATAAATTGGACCTTAAAACAAACTTATTCACACTCGAAAGCGTCCAGAAGCTAATTGACGAAACCAGAAAATTCAAAATAGTAGATTAAACAATAATTAAACATCGGGAAAAATGAAACACATTGAATTAAAGCGATTAGAACTCCGTTACTTTAAAGGAGCAAAAGAAGTTAATATCGACTTCAACCACATCACAAGTATTTTTGGTGACAACGGTACCGGAAAGTCCACCATTGGAGACGCATTCTCTTGGTTGTTTTTTGGCAAAAATATGATTGGAGAATCGGACTCTAAATCTACAATCAAAACATTAGATGAAAATAATGTAGCTATTCCAAAATTAGATCACAGCGTTAAGGCTATTTTAGATGTAGATGGAGAAGAGATTACACTTACCAGAATTTTATCCGAGAAATGGACCAAAAAGAAGGGTGCATTAGAAACTGTTTTTGAGGGAAATATTACAAAGTATTTCTATAACAACGTTCCGAAGTCAAAAAAGGAGTATGAAGAAAAAATAAGCAACATACTTGATGAACTAATTTTCAAGATGATTTCAGATCCTTTAGCTTTTAACGCACTTCACTGGGAGAAGCAGAGAGAACTTTTAATTTCAATTGCAGGTAATGTATCTAATTTAGAAATTGCTGCAGGAAACAAAGAATTTGAGGCCTTACTATCCAAATTAGTAGGTAAAGACCTGGACGAATATAAAAAGGAACTTGCCGCAACACGTTTACTTCACAAAAAATCTATAGAATCTATTCCAACTAGGATTGACGAGCAGATTAAAAGTAAGCCAGAGGGAATTGATTTCAAAGAAGCAGAAGGTAAAAAAGTTGAGTTAGAAGCAAAAATTGCAGAAATAGACTCTAAAATAGAGGACAAAAATAAAACTGTAGAGATTGCCAACGCAAAAAGAAACGAAGTATCTAACGAAGTATTCGCTTTAAAGACTAAGAATCAGAACATTGAGTTCGAGGTTAAGAAAAAGGTTAATTCATTAGCAGGGCAACTAGAGGATCCTATCTCTTTATTAAATGCAAAAATTTCAGCAAAGGAGAATACTTTAGAAAAATATGCAAAAGGAGTTTCTGATTATATTTACGAAAAACAAAAAGACCTAAACTCTATAATTGAAATAGAAAACACTCTTTCTAAATTAAGAAAAGATTTTGATATAGAAAACGCTAAGTCTCTTAAATTCGACGAAGAAAACATTAACTGCCCTAGCTGTAAAAGGCCTTTAGACTCAATTGATGCTGAGTCTAAAAAAGAAAAGATGCTTCTTGATTTTAAGGAAGAAAAAAACCATACATTATTAAGCATAAACACAAACGGACAAGCTAATAAGTTAAGAAAAGAAACTTTAGAATCTAGGGTTTCCGAAACTTCAAAGAGAATTTTAGATGGAGAAAAACTTATTTCAGAGACCAAAAAAGAATTAGAATCTCTTAAGGAGGAATTAAAAAAAGAGAGTGGAAAAGAAAGTGTTGATCCTGTAAATCCAGAAGCGGATGCAGCAAAAATTCTTTCTACTCACAAAGAGTACCAAGCAAACATTGAGACTATTACTACTCTTGAATCTACACTAGAAGAAGCTAAAACTGTAGATATTTCTGATTTGAAAGTTCAAAAAACAGCTATTCAAAATGATTTACAAGTAGTAAACGATTTACTTTCAAAGAAAAATCAAATTGCAGAAATTGAAAAAAGAGTAGAGGAACTATCTAAAGAGGAATCGAAATTAGCGCAACTTATAGCAGATATTGAGAAACAAGAGTTTGTTGCTCAGAGTTTTACAATCGCTAAAGTATCTCAAATAGAAGACAAAGTAAACGCATTGTTTGAGGTAACTAAATTCAAATTATTTGAAACTCAGGTAAACGGTTCTGAAGTACCAACTTGTAAGGCCACATATCTAGGAGTTGATTTTAACATCCTTAATTCCGCAGGAAAAATACATTGCGGTACCGAAATAATCAATGCACTATGTAAGTTCTACAAAGTACAAGGACCTATTTTCTTAGACAACGCAGAGAGCGTTACCGAGACACCAAAAACTGATAGTCAATTAATCAGGTTAGTAGTAAGTAAACCAGACAAAACATTAAGAATAGTATAACAATTAAACAATAAGCATGAGTACAGAAACTAAAAAGACTACTGCGGTAGCTACGAAAGAAAAAGACATTACAGCAATCGTCTTAAACAAGATAAACACTTTTAAGCAGTCCGGAGAACTTAGACTTCCGAAAGACTATTCTGCCGAAAATGCATTGAAATCCGCATACTTGGTTTTAAATGAATCCCTTACAAGAGATAAGAAGCCTGTTTTAACAGCTTGCTCCCAAGGAAGTATTGCAAATGCACTACTTAAGATGGTTGTATGGGGCGTTTCTCCATTGAAAGGACAAATATACTTTGTGCCTTACGGAGATAAGCTAGAAGCGTCCGTATCTTACCTAGGAAACGTAATGATGGCTAAGAGATACGGTAAGCTTAAAACTATAAAGGCTAACTGTATTATGAAAGGCGATGAATTTGAGTTTGAAATCGTTCCAGAAACAGGATTAAGAAGAATTGTAAAGCATAAACAAACGCTTCAAAGTATTGGTTCCGATGAAATTATTGGAGCATATGCAGCATTTGAACTTGTTGACGGAACTATGGATGTTGAAATAATGAACATGGACCAGATTAAAAAATCTTGGAACCAAGGGGCAACAAACGGAGGTTCTCCGGCACACAAAAACTTTCCGGATCAAATGGCACAACGTACTGTATTAAACAGAGCTTGTAAAATGCTTATTCGTTCAAGTGATGATAAAGTTCTTTACGATGATGTTGACAACGAAATTGATGTTGCTAAGGAAGATGTTAAACATGCTATTTCTGAAAATGCCAACACAGATGTTATCGATATTGAGCACGAAGAAGAAACGAATGACGATGTAGACACTACTACCGGTGAAATCATAGACAAGAAGTTTTAATGAAATTAGATGTAATTGGCTCAGGAAGCAAGGGTAACTGTTATCTACTTACAGATAATGATGGTGTAATGCTTATTGTTGAAGCAGGAGTCCATCCAGTAGATATAAAAAAATCCATTAACTATAATCTTGAAAACGTGGCCGCGTGTATAGTTACACACGGCCACCAATGACAGGACCATTGCAAAGCCATAAACCACTTGGCAGCTTCCGGAATCGGCATCTACGCATCTAAAGGAACATTGGAAGAAACTAATATGATTGGCCACCATAGGTCAGTCATATTAGAACCAATGAAAAAAGTAAAAATTGGACCATATACCGTATTAGGTTATCCTACAATTCATGACACCAAAGAACCGATGGGATTTATTATAAATCATCCTGAAAGTGGAAGTATTTGTTTTCTAACTGATACGGTATATTCTCCTTTTAAATTTGCTAACATTAGCCATTGGATCGTAGAAGCTAATTATTGCGAAGATATAATTGAAGAAAAAAGAAAATTTGGACTAGAGAACCAATTCTTAAGAGATAGAGTACTTTCTAGCCACATGAGTTTCCAAAACTTACAAGATATGCTTCGCGCGAATGACTTATCAAAAACAAGAACAATAACGTTAATTCACTTATCGGATAGAAACTCCAACGAAATTGAATTTAAGAGAAAAATCGAAGAGGAATTTATAAAAGAAACATATATTGCAGATTCGGGATTAAGTATTAACCTAAATAAATACGCATTTTAACATGAGAATATTCAAATTTATACACGAAGACGGAGAAATGGATATTGTTGCCGCAGAAACAGAATTAACAGCAACAATACTTCTTTGCGAAGAACAAAACATAGATATTTCAGAACTAAGAGATAGCAATGTTAAAGAGATCAAAAAATGTAAATGGGATGAAATATACCTGGCAGACGAAGAAGGATCTAAGTTCCCTACCATAAACAACATGGACGGAAAAACACTTAAAGATTTAATCGCAGAAATTGACTATGGTCAATACATAGCAGGAACCGGAAACTAATAACACAAATGATTCATTTAACTTGTATAATAATTTATATTGCATTAATATTGGTTGCTAAATTTTGGTATAATTACAACAATAGAGAATGAAAACGAATCACGGAGAATGGATTACAACGCTAGATTTTGAAAAGCTATATACTGACATTAGAGTAAAATTAAACTCTGTAAATAAGTCGTTAGAGTATTTACAAAAAAAAATTGAAATAGATCGTAAAACCATATACAATATACGTCACTGCAAGTTTATAAGAATGGAGACTTTTTTCAAAATTATTAACTGGCTTGATGTTGGAGCAGAAAATTACATCATAAAAAAATACATTAGAAATAAACCAAAAGAAAAAACAATAACAGAATTATGGAATTAGAAGGTGCAATAAAAATGGTTGGCGAAACTCAAACATTCGGAAGTAACGGATTTAGAAAAAGAGAATTAGTCGTAACCACAGAAGAGCAATATCCTCAGCATATTTTAGTTGAGTTTGTTCAAGATAAGTGTGATGTGCTAAACAGCTACATGGTAGGACAAAAAGTTAAAGTTGGCATAAATTTACGAGGCAGGGAATGGGTTAATCCACAAGGAGAAACGAAATACTTTAACGGTATTCAAGGATGGAGAATTGAACTACTTGGCCAACCAGAGACAAAACCAGAATCCGCAGTAGATAAATACGAAAATAAAGAAACTCCGGCTGCAGAAACAGAACAATCAGAAGAGGAAGAGGATGAGCTCCCATTTTAATAACTAACTGATTATCAGTAACTTACATTAATAAAAAGCATCAAAATTAAAAAACTTGATGCTTTTTTTATGCTCAATGTAAAACATAACTATATATTAACTATATTTGTTCAGCAGTTATTGTAAACCCCGTTTTTTTATATGGACTTTATACATTTCTTAGCTTTTATAAATTAATTTAAAAAATTAAAATCTATGATAGATTTAAGATTAGGCGATTGCCTTGAAGTAATGAAAACTATTAAAGATAATAGTATTGATCTATGGGTTACAAGCCCACCTTATGCAAAGCAAAGGGATTACAACGGATCTGATAGTAAATCCTATATTGAATTTATAAGTCCAATAATATTAGAAGCAAAGAGGACACTAAGCAAAAACGGTAGTATTTTCTTCAATATCAAAGAACATTGTGAAAATGGGCAAAGGGATTTATATGTATATAAAATGGTAATACATTTTGTTGAAGTACTTGAACTTAGACTTGTTGATGAGTTTATATGGAATAAAACAAACCCTTTCCCTACTGGCGCAAAAACAAGATTAAAAGATGGATTTGAAAGAATTTACCATTTTACAAAATCAAAGAAGCATAATTTTTACCCTGAGAATGTTCTTGTTAAAAGTACATCTAAATGGCTTGAAAGCGAAAAACGAAGAAAGAACAAAGGCGAACATAATGTTACGAATGGTAGCGGAATGAATATGCGTAAACGTATAGCTACGGATTTAGTAAGACCTTCAAATGTTATTACTGGAACAAGTAGTAATGATAATATTGGCCATCCTGCGGTTTATCCAACTTATTTCGCAGAGTTTTTTGTAAAAGTTGGAAGTTCAGAAGGCATGATAGTTGGTGATATGTTTATGGGAAGTGGCACAACAGCAATATCTTGTATGAATACCAACAGGGAATTTATAGGAATAGAACTTGATGAAAAATACTACGAGATAGCTAAGAAAAGGGTGGAAGAAAAAAGAAAAGAAAAAGAATTAAAAGCACAAACTTTATTTGAAACACATAATTAAGTAATTATAATAAAAATATGGCAAACATTAAAAAATCACGAGAAGAAAGGAAGATTGCAAAAACTTTTTGCGTAACCACTGGACCACTAGAAATATTCCAGGAAACATGTAAAAAATTAAAAACAAATCCAAGCCACGAGGTAGATAATTTTATCTCAGAGTTTAATTTAAAAAATCAATAATTATGAAAAACGGAATAAATGTTTTGTCTCTTTTCGACGGTATGAGCTGTGGACAAATAGCATTAGAAAAAGTAGGAATACCTGTAAACAAATACTTTGCTTCTGAAATTGATAAATATGCAATGCAAGTAACACAAGATAATTACCCAAATACTATACAAATGGGTAGTGTTGCAGACATTGATTTAACTACTTTGCCTAAAATTGATTTATTGATGGGCGGAAGTCCTTGTCAAGGTTTTAGTATAGCAGGAAAGAAATTAAATTTTGATGACCCAAGAAGTAAACTATTCTTTGAATTTGTAAAAGCAAAGGAGTTTTTAAAGCCTAAGTACTTTCTTTTAGAAAATGTTAAAATGAAAGATGAAATTGCTGATGCTATTGATGAGATAATAGGAGTAAAACGACAATTTGTAAATAGTAGATGCTTTACTGGGCATATAAGAAAAAGATACTATTGGACTAATTTACATTTAACCGAGCTACCTAAAACTAATATAAAACTAAAGGATATTGTTGATTTTGAAGTGCCTTTTGATAAAGACTTAAATTTCTTTTTAGATAGAACTCCTTACGCACCAACTGAAAGTTACGACGGAATTAAAACTATAAATCCAAAACAAAATAACGGAAAGCAAACATGGCAAAGAGGTAGAGTATATGATGTGGATGGAAATATGCCAACTATTTGCGCTAGTTTATTTGATTTGAATATAACTAAAAACCACAAAACATATAGAAAACTAACAATAAACGAATGTGAAAAAGCACAAGGTGTACCAAAATATTATACTAAAGCAGTTAGTAAAAATGAAGCAGGTAAAATGCTTGGCAATGGTTGGACTGTTGATGTTATAGCTCATATATTCAAAAACATTAACCTAAAAAATCAATAATATGGAAAGATTTAGAGAAAAAACAACGGTAAGTCCTGATTTCATTTTGAAATTGGTTTGCGAGTACAACGAAATAACTCCTGAAGTACTTTTTTCAAACACAAGAAAAAGAGATTTAATGTATACTCGGCAGAAGTTTTTTTACCTATGTTATAGATTTACTAATTTTCATTTAAAAAGAATAGGACATATTTCATTAATATACGGAAGAAATACACCTTACAACCACGCAACTGTTTTTCATGGATATAAAAAAATTTCAGATCATTGCGAAATTTATAAAGACTTAAAGGAGGAAATAGACTTTTACATTAAAGAAATTAAATATAAAACCACCGAGATAAGCAAAGTAGTAGTTCAAGATTTCAACTTACTAGACAACCTTAAAAGATACAATAATACAGATTCGTATATAAACGAAGTAGTAGTCCAAGACTTCAACTTATTAGATAACCTTAAAGTAGCGTAATTATGCTTGCAACACCTAAAGAACTAGTAAAGCTAAACGAAGAGTACCACAGGTATTTATACCTTACAAACATAGAATCAATAGAAAAAGAAAAACAACGTATTAAAAAACAATTTGGATATGAGTAAAATAAATAAATCTACAAGTATTTTAATACTCGGAGACGCAAGACACGGAAAAGATGAACTAGCTAAGTTTATCACAAATCAAACTGGATTAAAAAACGATTCTAGTTCAAGAGTTGCGCTTAGGGTTTTTCTTAGAGATATACTTTCTCGAAAATACGGATTGTTTTATGATAATTTAGAAGATGCATTTAACGATAGAGTTAATCACAGAGAGATATGGTACAACGAAATTTGTAGATACAATTCATTAGATAAATTAAGACTAGTTAGAGACGTTTTAAGTGTAGCTAACATATACGTAGGACTAAGAAGTGCTTTAGAGGTACAAGAAGCTAAGGAATCAAAAGTATTTGACCACATCATAGGTGTTTATAATTGGAGGGTAAAACGTGAAAGTAAAGAATCAAATACAGCAGATTTATTTAGGTACTCTGATTTCATAATAACAAACAATGGCACATTATCAGATTTGGAAAATAAAGTAACTAATATAATATTAAAAATAATTTTATGAGCAGCATTTTAATAGATAGTGTAGTAGTTTTTTTAACACAAATAATATTTATAGGAAGTAGAACTATAAATGTAAAAGCAATAGCTGATAAAAATATGAAAAAAGCGCTTATAAGCGGGGCCATAATTCACATAGCTTGGTTAGTCAGTATTTCTATTGGAGTTGTAAGTATTAATTCTCTTATGAAGGATTTTAATTTTGCTTATTTACCTGTAATAATGTGTAGTTTAATTGGTGGTTTACTTGGGACATATTGGGGGTTAAAAGATAAAATAAATAAAAAATAACACACTATAAAGCAATACTAACCATCCAGAAGCGTATTGCAGACCTTCAGGCAGAGATAAAGAACTCCGAAAAGATAATAGATGAACCAGAAATGCAAGCGGATATATTCTATGCTAATAACGATATAGAGAATTTCAAAATCGAAATATCACAACTCACTACAACAATGCAATTTTTACTAAAAAATAATTAAAAAAATAGTATTTAATTTAAAATAATTTTATACATTTGGTATAAGGTTGACTTCTGACACTATAGCAACTTAAAAATATTAACACAAGCCCTATAAGGATAATTGAAGTCAGAAGCAATTTGAATTATAGGGTTTTATGTTTTTAATAATTTAAAAAGTTTTTGGTAATCTTAAAACCAACAACAACATGGCAAATGTAAAATTAATATTTCAGGGTACCGAATCAACAGGTACAGAGGACAGTGAATTAGAATGCTACGCTAATAGCGAAAATGAAATCACATTATCAATAAAAGATTGTGTTAATGAACACAATTCTGCAATATCTCTTGATGTATCAACAGCAATAAAGTTTTCAAAAGTATTGAGGTCTGCTATAAATGAAGTAAAAAACTAAATATTATGTCAGGATGGGTAAAGATGCATAGATCTATTTTAGATTGGGAATGGTACGATGATATAAATGTAAGGTTAGTTTTTTTACATTTACTTGTTAGGGTAAATTGGGAAGATAAAAAATGGAAAGGTGAAACTATAAAAAGAGGTGAAATAATATCATCTTATGATAAACTTTCTGAAGAAATAGGGATATCAGTAAAGCAATTAAGAAATTCTGTATCTAAATTAAAAAGGACAAACGAATTAGAAGTAAAAAGCAACACCAAACATACTGTATTTAAAGTAGTTAACTACAACCTTCATCAGTCAGAGGTAGAGCAAAAGGGCGAACCAAAGGCAAGCAAAGGGCAAGCAAAGGGCAAGCAAAGGGCAACAACTAAAGAAGATAATAACTTAACAACTAAAGAATCTAAGAAAGAAGAAAATCTTTTGTCTGAAAAAAAACTTTCAGACTTAGAGACTTTAGAAGTTAAAAATAATTTTTCAGAAGAAATTCAAAAATGCTATTTAGAATGCTTGTCATATTTTCCAGAACATTTACATCCTGAGGATCCAGAAAAATGGAAAGATGTAATTGACAAGTTAAATCGAATAGATAAAATTCCTTTAAGTGAAATTTCAAGAATAACAAAAATAGTTCGTGAAGATGATTTTTGGTCAGGTCAATTTTTAAGCCTTAGAAAACTTAGAGAAAAACAAAAGTCATCTGGAATAAAATATATAGTTGTTTTTAACGAAAAATTTAAAGCAATAAAAAAACCACAAACAATAAATCGTCAAACAGAGGAAACTATAAGAAAAAACATGGAACCTGTAGTAGACGATGAATGGATTGAAAATTTCAGAAGAATAAACGGAAGATAAAATGGGAGAAATAGCAATTTACAAACAGGAAAATCAAACCTTAGGAGGTGTAGCATTTGTGACAAACACATTATCTCAATTAAGTATCAGGAACGCTAATGCTCACGAGTTAAACAAGGCTTTTACGCATTTTGTAACTGAATTATCTCTTCGATTAGGAATAAAAGAATCTATATCGAATTTAGACAAAATCGATGTTTTAGAATTGATAATGAGTAAATACAAAAACCTTTCATTTGATGAATTTATGTACGCTTTTAAAATGGAGCGATATGGGAATTTAGGAGAAAGAGTTGAGCATTACCAGTTATTTAATGCAGAGTATGTTAGTAAAGTTTTAGATAAATATGTTAATTGGAAAAGAAAAATTAAGATGGAGCACAATATAGCAAAAGCATCAAAACCAAATACCGCTACAGAAAGAGAAAAGCAGTATTGGATAAATAGAGCAGTAACGGAATTATTCGATCACTACGAAGAGAATTATGCTGTTTTAGACGGTAAGATATTTATATACGATGTATTTTATGATTTAGGATTTTTGCCAACGGATGTAGCTTATAAAAAGAAAATACACAAAGAATCTATAGAGGTTATTGAATTTGAGCAAAATAGCAAGAAGCCTTCAACATTAGCAGAAAGGAACCAAATAGCAGAGGTATTAAGTGAAATAAGGTCTCCTAATAGCGCAAAAGTTAAAATGAAATGCAAGGAGCTTGTTTTACTTGAATTTCTTCGTAAAATATTTAAGGATCCATCTGAAATAGAAAAATTAAGAAAACAATTTAAAAATTAAAGTTATGAATATTAAAGAATTTAAATTAGTAAAGAACAGACAAAGACCTGAATTTTGTTATGCTTATGAAAAATACACAAGCGATAAATCCAAGAAACTTTCGATTTTTACTATGGATGGTGGAAGGTCTTTTTTAGCTTCAATAACATCTAAAAATAATTTAGGTAAAATGGTTGATACTGATTTCTCTGAAACTTTTAATAGTATAGATGAATCTTTAAAAGCGTTGGAAGAAAAAATAAATGAAAAAAATTAATGTTAACCCTTAATAAAGTCCTGGTATAAATTATTAGGCAATTTAGAATTATGAAAAAAGTACTTTTATTATCTTGTTTTTTAGTATTATCAATATCTAGCATGGAAGCGCAGAGATCACGTCAAGGAGATAGTCCTAGCACTCCAAAACCAGAACCTTCTTGTACAAATTTAGGAATTGTTGGATGGACTAGTGTGTTAGGTATTCCTATTCCTATAGTTGGATGTTCTGCTTACGCTTCTATAGATACGGATAAGATTAAAAAAGATGAGTTAAACATAAAAGAGCGCACAAAAATACTAACAGATTTAAAAACAGGTTCGGGTAGTTTAGTTGCTTAATTAAATAGCGGAGTGTAAAATCTCCGCTTGTTTTTTTAAAAATCTACAGTATATGAATAGTTAAATTTAAAACAATGGATAGAAAAAGTGGTTATTATTGGGTAAACATTCATTCTAGTTATGGATGGCAAATTGGGTACTACAGCAGCTTTCTTATGCAATGTAACTTTTTGTGTACAAAAAATGCGTGGACTGACGATTTAGTTATAGAAGTAGATGAAAGGCAAATAACTAGGCTTTAAATTTAATGTTTTATATACTAAGTTAAATATCGCATATCGAAATACGGAATAAATAAACTAAAACACATGACACATAACGATGAAAACATTTACGAGGTACGGATAAAAGGAAGGTGGAGTGCAGATAAAATTTTGGTTTCCGCAAGGAATTATGCCGAGGCAGAAATAAAAGTTACTGAGCACTTCAGAAACGATACTAAGGTTAAAAGCCTATTCGATGACGAAGGATCGTTAAAAGTAAACAATGACGACGAACTTAAAATTACAGATATATCATTCGTATCAGATTTTTTGATACGGTGAATTAAAAACCAA